ATCATGCAACATGATTTTGACACATTCCAGGATCGTAATGAATATCGTGAAGGATGTGTTCATGCTTTCGTTGATAAGAATACTGGAGAAGTTTACAAACCAGCATCATATAACTCTCCAGCAAAGCACGTTAGATATGATTTAAGGATCATAAATGATCGTGCTAAGTTACATGATCCAGCATATACTGGATGGGCAGGTGGTTATCTCTATATGAGATAATCACTTTTTTTTGTTAATAAGGGGGGAACCTCTAAAGTGTCCTTATAGTGAGGGGACAACCCCACAGTTTATTAAATTGACTACTTATGGCAACAAGAAGAAGAAGATCTACCGCAAAAGCAACTGCTACTGCACCAACTTCTCCATCTATTGTTAAAGAAACAAAGGTAGTTTCTGTTAAGAAGTCATCAATTAAAGCACCTAAAAGTGTAAATAAAGTTACACAACCAAAGGTGAATAAAGTGACTGAAGTAACAGAATCTCCAACAAATAACAATCTTGATTTACATAAAATCGTGAAAGATTATCCTCGTGATGCTTTTGCAATCGCTCTCCTTCCTTTACTATTATTGGAAGCATTAACCAAAGAAGGGTTAAAGTTAGCAGGTGTAAGTCTCTAAGATTAATAACACTTAGGGGATTGCAAAATCCCCTTTTTTATGTTAAAATTTACTTTATTATTATGCAAAACAAACATTTAGAACACCCAGAAGATAGTGTTATTAGTGGTGACTTAAATGTATTAAATTGGTTCACTGCTAATGATAACATATCAGTAAAGATTGATGGTTCTCCAGCAATAGTTTGGGGTACTAATCCTTCTAATAATAAATTCTTTGTAGGAACAAAAAGTGTCTTCAACAAATACAAAATCAAAGTCAACTATAACCATAGAGACATTGATAACAACCATAAAGGAGAAGTGGCAAATATTTTGCATCACTGCCTTGATAATCTTCCTGTTACAGATATTATCTACCAAGGTGATTTTATCGGTTTTGGTGGCAGCGATAATTACAATCCTAATACCATCAGATATTATTTCCAAGATAAAGTAACAAATAATATTATAATTGCACCTCATACTTATTACTATTCACATAAGGATTTGAGAGATGCAGTTGCATTTCCATTGAGAAATAACCTAGAAAGTAATGATAATGTATTATTCATTAAACCTAGAGTAGGTATTAATCATTCAGGTTATCTTTCAGGTGAAAATATATTTAATAGATGTAATTTCGCAAGGCAGATAGCAACATTGTGTGAATTTCCTGGAACTAAAACACATATAAGAGAGATAATCAAAGAGATTAATTCATATTATAAGGCAGGTATTGAGATAGATGATGATTACTTAGTTTCCATTGCCGTTGATACTAATTGTGACATAAATGTTCTACGTTTATGGAAATTAGTACAGTCAATTAAGATGGATATGTTATACTATATCGACCATGATCGTAGTTTAGAATGTTACATTGAGGAAGAGAGATGTGGGCATGAAGGTTTTGTTTTAACCAACGATTACGGTGCATATAAAGTTATTGATCGTGATAGATTCTCTTCTGCAAACTTCAACTTAGGAGTGCAATCAACATGACATTATATACATCAGGTGAATATATTGACTCTGAAATAGCACTTCGTAGTCATTATTTCATTACTAATAAATATCCTCTACTTCGTAAATATGATGTAGAGGTAAACTATTGTGACCTATCTGAGGACAATGTTAAAGGTTGGCAGGAGAAGAATGGTGATGAGTTCTTAATACATATCGACACAAATATCGTGAAAGATTATCAAGAACACGTTAAAACATTATTGCATGAGTTTATACATTGTTGTCAAGATATACGTGGAGTTACTAACAATGAAGAGCGTGAATGTGAAGCATATAAGTTAGAAGAACTATATTTTGATGAATTTAATAGGGGGGAACCTCTAAACTGTCCTTATAGTGTAGATAACCATTAAATCTATGACTCAAATCAAACATTTCTGTTCACCCATTGATGATTGTTGCTTTGAGTATAAAATAGTCGATGGCAATCTATCATATAAGATTCAAGATTGCGATTGGCAAGATTTTATACTTGAGGACAAAAGAGCATATTCAGATGAAGAATATGCAGAGTTCTTATCACTTTTGGAGGACGATTCCAATGTTTAGAAGTGAACATTTTGGTAGAATATTCTGGGTTGATGATAATGACGACTTCAGATCTTGCCCACAAAATGTAGACGGAACTGGTGATTTTACCTGTGAAGATTATGTTTGTGAGTGGGACGATTGGGAAGGAGTTAATTATGATATACTCTTTAATATTCATCAGTCTTGTGTAATTAACAAGAACGATTACTCTAATTCATTAACAATCAACGGAGTGTAATTACACTCCTTTTTTATTATTATGTCATACAAGATTGAAGTTGATGTTACATCAGCAGTTCAGGATTTCTATCCAGGATTATCAAATAGTGAGATAGATTTACTCGCTAAAAATATATCAGAGAATTGGGATTACTCCTCTCTGTTTAATACTTTATCAGAGAGAATATGGGAGTATGCACAATTTAATGATATAGATTTGTACCAAAAAGATGGAGTTTATGAATGACTAATTTGACACTAAATGAATACATAAAGAAGAACTTACCGAACTTAGTACAAGTTAAGAGGGTTAATCGTTACACTAGAGCAGGTAAGAATGGTAAACAAATTACATGTCCTATGTGTAACAAATCCCATAACGTATTTCACTTTAGTTGGAGTGCATTAACTTGTCAATCATGTAAGGAAAGTATTAACAAAGAAGACTGGATTCTGGAGGTTATTAAACATGAAGTGGGACGTTAAATTATATGTTGGAGGGCAAGTTTTCACAGAAAATGTTATCGCCACCAACATGTCTAATGCTAGACAAACAGCAATAGCACGTAATCCTACTGCTAAAGTTATATCAGTAACCGCAAGTTTCAGGGATTAAATATTAGGGGGGAACCTCTAAAGTGTCCCTATAGTGTAAGGGATCAACTCCAGTCATGGGTAATGCCTCTGAGATCACCTGATCCCCTTACACTACTAAATTTTTTGATCTATTGTTTATGTCAACTCTAGCAAATGAAGTCATTTTCGAGACATTATTTGAGGAAACATTAGAGGAGTTAGGTATAAACGAAGATTCGCTATTTTATGCTGATGCTTACAAAATGGCACAGTCAATAGCAATGGATAAGTTTCTATCTAACAACCCTTAATTCACTTCACTAATTATCAATTAAAATGACAAAACCAACAAACTATTCTGACAAGTTCCGCACTTTAACTATCACTGAAGCAGAAGAAACTGCACTCGTTGAGATAATAAAATACTTCAACGATATGGGTCTTCCAGAGAATGTTAATTTTGACGATTACGATTCTCTAAGTGATAAAGTTTGCGAACCTGCATTCTGGGAGTATAGTTAATACTCCCTTTTTTCTGTCCTTTATTATTACTTACCATGCCAACTATTAAAGAACTTATTACTTTTGTAGACTATGTTTGGTCATTTTATGGTGAACATAGTGATACACTTTATCCTATCAAAGGTTTAGAAAAAAGACATATTTGGGATGCCTATTTTACATATAAGGATAGAATCCTTAAAGGTGATTTAGAATATGTGCATTATGAGTGGGGAGATGGTGATAGTTTAGATCGTGAAAGAGTAAGAGATATTATACTTGAAAACCCACAATTTTCCTGGAGTTATTAACAATGAAACAACTCAATTCTACTCAAAGAAGTGAACTAATTTCACAATATTGTGAGTTAGTTGTTGATGGTATGGATTACAAATCTTTAGAGCAATATGTACATGAAACAATGGTAGATTACATTGAGAAGTTATCAGATAGTGAGATAAAAGAAGAGGTTGATAACTATGATGAGGAATTATTTGATGAGTTAGTTGATAACGTAACTAACGAAACTGTACTTGACATTAACAACAACGGAGGTAAATTCTAATGTCCGAACTATTAAACAGTTACACATTTGAGGCAAAGAAAATTGTATATTATTCAGTAACAGTTGGTGCTAATAATAAAACAGAAGCAAAAAGAATTGCATCTGATTTTGATCATTGCAAACATTATGAAGAGGTTGAGTATTGCGAAGGGTATGAATATAAGGTAGGTAAGTTATTAGAATCAACTGACGATAAGGCAAATAAATCTATTAGAGCAAGGGAGGATTAGATGAGACAACTAACACTAACCAATGCTCAATTTGCTGCATTATATGATATTTTAGCAGAAACAGTTGAGTATATTGAAGGTGACCTAATCACTACAGAAGATGAGAATGGAAATGAAATAAGAGAAGACATAACTGAATATGAAGCATATCAAATCTTTCAACTAATTAAAAACATTCGAGGACAATCGTAATGGCAACTTATCAACAATGGTCACAATCTTACTTTCCTGATTTAACACCAGACCAGCACAATATGAATAATAGATGGTTTCAATCTATTAGAGACAAACTAACAGATAGTGGTGTATTATATGTGCCTATTCTTGATAAAGAGTTTAGCAAATCAGGCGAGGAGATTAACAATGACTGATGAAGAATATGCAGAGTGTGTTGATAGTTTAGTAGACAGAATGAAGTCAACTAAGTATAACTCTCAATCACAATCTCCAGGAGATGATGTTATCGAAGACAATGAAGTATTAGGGAGATGTTAATAGTATCTCCCTTTTTATTGTCTTCACTAAGTATAACAAATTATCGGAGATTCTCTCTTATACGAGATGCGAAAGCGATTTTTTTGTAGCATTAATTAACACAAACCCTCTACACATATCCTGGAAATTATAACTAACTTTGTTCAGGTTTGTTCGAGAAAGTATCAATAATTCTTAAAAGGGATAAAATATCATAAGGGGGGAACCTCGAAAGTGTCCCTATAGTGTAGATAAGCATTTTCACTACATGAGAAAAATTGAGTCACAAATGAATAGAGCGATCCGCAACAAAGCAGATTGGTCTTCCTCAAATACTCAAGTTTCTTACAACGATTTTACTAATTGTTCTGAAGTGCGTTTACATGGTCATTCTATTGCAACATTTGACCACAATCTCAAAGCATTAAAGATTAGTTCTTGCGGATGGCAGACTGTCACTACCAAGTCACGCCTTAATGCTATACTAGATGAGGTTAAGTATGGTGCAAAAGTATTCCAAAGAAACTGGAATTGGTTCGTTAGTTACAACAATCAGACCGAAAGTTTCTGGGATGGGATGATACTTATAGACGCAGATTCATTGACTATTGCATAAGATTGTAAGTAAACTTCAGTAAACTCACTAACACTTTTTTCTTTATTATGAGAACACTAACTAACATCGAGTATCGTGAACTTCAGAAAGAGTATTACAACGAAGTGCATGAATCTGATAGCATTTCTGTTTACTACTCCCCCGAATATTTCACACTTGATGGAAAGACCAGAGGCGAAATCTGGTACTAAAATAACACTTAAGGGGTGATAATTGATCCCCTTTTTTATTGTCTACATTCACAATTACGGTATTAAACTAATGCAATTAACAGCAAAAGGAGGATCAATGTTATTAGATTTCTACCCAATTAAGGGGTGGGATGATATAACAATTCCTGGAAAGTTCCTCAGAATATTAACATTTAGAGGAGAAACTCAGACTAAGAGAATAGTTAGCAGTGAAACTATGGATAGCGAAGTAATAGATAGAGTCGATAATTACGGATATAATGTAACAGATTATCATACAATCCCCCAGTATAGTTCACAATCAGATGAGTAAATTACAGTGGACATTATTTACATTTACTGGTATAATATTCATAGTAAGTGTGAACATCTGGGCAGCAAAGAGAGATCATAAGTTATTACAACATTACACAACTTACCCCGAACTTTATTATGAACCGTAAACCACTAACTGTTAATCAGTACGAACAATTACAGAAAGAGTTTGATTTTAAGGATCAGCAATATGACTCTGTTAATTGTTACCATAGTCCGTTATATTACAATAATCCTTTATACTTTAATCCACTAACTTATGAGGTAATTGACAATGACTAAAGACAAAGTTTACCCACAAATTGATAACATTCCAGAGAAAGTTTATCAAGATTGGTTATACATGAGAACAACGCAATCTGATTATGCAAAGTGTTATAAACCATACCGTACTCTCAAGAATTATTAACAATGAAAGAGGACAAATTACCTAAGATGACTGTATATGAATGGAACGAAGATTTCTACAAAGAGATAATTAAGGATCATAATTTCAGTTTTGGTAAATTTAACCCCATCAATTATCCCCCTTATTATGAACAAAACAACAACAAATCTGGAAAGAGATATTAGTTATTGTATCGATTTCCTGGAATTAGATGATACTCAGATAGGTAATCTTCTGAGGGCATGTGAACAATTAGGTAACATCAGTTGTGAATACTTTTGTGAAGAATTTGTTTGTACTGATGATAACGAAGACCCTATACATGACCCCGATTATCTAAACATTAATGAGGTAAATCGTATATACTATAATAACATAAGCACATGAAATCGTTATTCTTTCTACCACTTAAGATCCTCAATTTCTTTATATGGATATTAATCGGATGGGTCGTATTAGGGGCATTATCTAATAACGAAGATGTACCAAATATTGATCCTAAAGTAATACAATGTGAAACGTATTTAAGTGAGGAAGTATGCAACAATTAAGAGAGAATATGGTCAAAGATCTTATCAGTTATTTCGCTAATAAGACCACAGATAGTATAAACGAAGATGAGGTATTATTCATTGTTAATTCACACTTTGATAGACACAGAATGAGGGTCAAAAATATACTATAAATAGTAAGTTTTCCACAATTAATGTTAATAATCTGTGGAAAACTACCTAATAGTTGTTGATAAATAGCAAATTAAATAGGGTTGCGTTGTTTATACCTTTTCCACATACTTGTTAAAAAGGTGTTAATTAGTGTGGAATATGTGTGGAATTAATGTTAGTTTTTGTTGTTATCTTAGCGAGCATTATATCACAAACGCTCGTAAAATACAAGGAGATTGTTGAGAAATAGTCACATAAGTCTCTGAAGTGTTTATAACAACAAAAAACTCTAAATATCGTATATAAAGTTGACAAAATCGTTCAGATAATGTAGACTACTTATTAACACTCACCCTCCTCTAATCTCATGTCAGTTTCTAACATTTACGGGCAGAAGAGTAAGTATAGAATAACCCTGGAGATTGAAGCACTAGATGATTTTAATCCCCATCAAATTAACTGGGATAAAGTATTAGATATGCAGGACAATGAGAGTGTAGAAAGTGTTATCGAAGATCTGAACATTCCAGTCAGTTGGTAACAATGGGGAACCTCTAAATTGTCCCTATAATGTATAAGACCAGTGCAGTAAGTCTCTAAACTGTTTGTATAACTTATCAACCTTAATTACAGGTCTTAATTATGTCTAACAGTGCAGTACAGTTTGTAACACCTAACTTTGCAGAATTCCTCTTGGAAAATGCAAACAATGGTAATGAAATCTTGGCAGTTCTAGATGATATTGTGGAGGGTGCAGATACAGTGTTATAAATGTAAACAACTGTTAGGGTGCTATTTGACACATAGTGCCCTAATATGCTATAATAAATGACAGTGATATGACAGTTATTTCGCCCTTATGTTATAACGTTGCGTCGGGCGTTGCGTATATAAAAAAAGATAGAGACCCTAACCTACAGAGGTGACAGATCGAGTTGTATATATAAAAATCTCAAAAAAATTCTGAGACCTGTATGGATTTTATTTTTGGCACACCTCTATGGAAATTGAATTCTGATTCCTTCGATGAGAAAAAAATCACGGAGGAAATTTTTAATGCTCAGAGGTCAGACCCAAAAGGATTGAATGTAAGTAATATTGGAGGGTATCACAGTGGGTATGACTTTGATACTCCGCTAACAAATGAGTATATACGGAGTAGACTAGAAGGTGAGGGAGGTTTAGATTTCCCCCATAGAGTAGTAGCAAGATGGTTTAATATTAATCACAAAGGTAATGCGAATTATCCTCATACACATAACTCGGTAGGATTGTCTGGGGTTTTGTTTATTACTGATGCACCTGGATTAGTACTAAGCAATCCTTCACAGGTAGTAACTAACCTAAGAAGTATGGTTAGTTTTAATGGGGTAGACTATGTACATACTATTAACGGTAAAGCAGGAGAGATAGTTGTATTCCCTTCAAGCATCTTACATTGGGTAGAACCTAGTAAAGTAGAGACCCCTCGGATAACCTTTGCATTTAATGTAGAGTTAAATATATAAAAACAAACACATTATGGATTCAACTACTTATCACATCTATGCAAAAGATAAAGTACTATATTGCAATTTACCTCATGAAGAATTTGAGGAGAAATGGGAGTTATTGCATGTAATGGTAGATTTATTAGAGAGTAAGTATTCAGCAGATGATCTAAGTTATATTCGGTTAGGTCCAAAGTGTGGAGTAGGGGGACCAGGAAGAGTTGTTAGTGTAGAAAATGATATGTACAATAAGTGTGAGTGGGAAGAGGATTCCTATTGACATATACATATATTCTTAGTATAATTGATTTGTAGCTACTAGGAATTATGGCAAAAGGATTTACGGTAAAAGCGAATAAACCATCATCTAAAAAAGAAGACTGGGATATTCCTGCTATCAAACAGAGAATGAAAGGTAAGACAGTAGTATTTTGTCTTCCAGGTAGAGGAGTATCTTACATATATCTGAAGAACTTTGTGCAGTTATGCTTTGACATGGTTCAGAACGGTATGTCCATCCAGATATCACAGGACTACTCTTCTATGGTTAACTTCGCAAGATGTAAGTGTCTTGGAGCAAATGTATTACGTGGACCAGATCAGATACCTTGGGATGGTAAACTAGAATACGACTACCAGTTATGGATTGACTCGGATATTGTCTTTGATACTAACAAGTTCTGGCAATTATGCGATATGGCGATTCCTGCTGATGCGGTCACTGAGGATGGTTCAATTGACGATACTAAGAAGAAGAAAATCGTTTCAGGATGGTATTGCACAGAGGATGGCAAAACTACATCTGTCGCACACTGGTTAGATGAAGATGATTTCCGTAAGAATGGTGGAGTTATGAACCACGAAACCATTGAGTCTATCAGTAAGCGTAAGAAGCCTTTCACAGTAGACTATGCAGGATTCGGATGGTTAATGATAGAGAAGGGAGTCTTCGAGGATGAGAAGATGAAGTACCCTTGGTTTGCTCCTAAGATGCAAGTCTTCGAGAGTGGTAGTGTCCAGGATATGTGCGGTGAAGACGTATCATTCTGCTTAGATGCAATGGATGCAGGTTTCGAGATCTGGTGCGATCCTCGTATTCGTGTAGGGCACGAAAAATCTCGTATCATCTAATGACTGATAAAGCAATCGTAGAGTGGATAGAACACCACTTAGATAAAAAGGAAACTAATGATCTATGGGATCTACAAGCAGCGATTCTTACAGAACTGTCGAAGCGTGACTCGGTTCAATATCGGGTTCGTGCCTCGACAGAATCCGTAGCAGCGAAACTCGATACTCTCTCAGGTGAAGAGAAAAGAGATCTTCTTATCAGAGAAGTCGAAGACTATGAAAACACACATGACTCGGAGGGATGTTAAATGGCAAAGATGTTCAATACTAATGTTGATCATATAGAATCAAAACCGAAAAAAACTCGGCAAGGAAAAGGAAAGCACACTAAGTATGCCGCTTCCTCTCGTAATGCTGCTCCTAAAAGAAGTAGGGGGCAAGGCAAATAGACTATAAGGTATACAAATCCAATATAGTCACTAAGTATCATGATGAATTGAGTAATGTTATTGACCATGCGGTTAATACTACTCAGCATCATGATATTTTTGGTTCTGATTTTACCTGGTCATATGGTAAGTATAATGTATTTGGACTTACATCAGCAACAAAAGTATTCTATGACCTTTATTGCGAGTTAAATGAATTCGTATATGATTATAATGGTAATGGGGACTTATGGATGCAAAGTTGGTTAAATTATCATGAAAAAGGAGGTTTATTAGATTGGCACGGACATCAATGGCCAATACATGGTTATATTTCTATTAGACCTCATAATACAAAAACAATTTTTAGAAACCCCGAATATGAAATAATAAATGAAGTTGGTAATGTTTATATTGGTCCAGGATATAGAGAACATAAGGTTATAAGTCCTAATACTCATTTTGATACCAATAGAATTACCCTTGGATTTGATATATTAAAGGATGTACCCCCACATGCACTTACAGGCAATATAGGACTGATACCTTTTCCTCAAATAAATAAAGAGAGCTCTTAATATTTTTATGCACGATTTTTTAGATAACCTGCCAAACCAACAACATCAGAAAATGCTACGTGAGATAGCAAATGATGGTATAACACCTAAAAAAACTGATTATAAAGTGAATAATGACCTATATGAAGCAGATGAATTAGACTATGATGAAGAACTTTATAAATCTTGACTAAATAATAAAATAGTAACAATATTTTATAATGCCTCTAGAAAGAGTCAGTCAAGGTTTTAAGGATATTAGTATGACCTTTCAGTCTAATCCACTGAACGGTGATTTAATAGGAATTAAGAACGAAAATGCTATTGCACGTTCTGTACGTAATATAGTATTCACTCTTCCTGGTGAAAAACCCTTTGATCCTACATTTGGGTCAAGAATTAATAGAACGCTTTTTGAGAATCTTGATAATATCTCTGCATCCCAAATTGTTAGTGAAATTGAGCAATCAATTAAAAATTATGAACCAAGGGTTGAATTAATTGATGTTATAGCAGACCCTAATTATGATAACAATTCATATGATGTCACTATAATATATGAAATTATAGGAGCAGACGTTCCACAACAACAGTTACAATTCGTTTTGCAGCCAACTAGGTAAAATGCCACTAGTCAATTTCTCAAACCTTGATTTCGATCAGGTTAAAACAACACTTAAAGATTATTTACGGGCAAACTCTAAGTTTACCGACTATGATTTTGATGGATCTAATTTATCCACGATAATAGATCTTCTGGCATACAATACCTATATTACTTCTTATAATGCCAACATGGTATCTAATGAAGTATTCATTGATAGTGCAACTTTAAGAGAAAATGTAGTCTCTTTAGCAAGAAATATTGGATATTTACCAAGATCAAGGACTGCATCAAGGGCATCAGTTAGTTTTTTCGTAAATACATCAAATATTACCCCTAGACCATCGACAATAACCCTTCAACCAGGACCAGTAGCATCAACATCAGGTTCATTTGGCGGTCAATCTTACATTTTTTCCATTTTAGAACCAATAACACGACCTGTAATAGATGGAATTGCTCAATTTAACGATATTGTCCTCTATGAAGGCACACTATTAACGCAAAATTACACATATACGTCTCAAAACCCAAATCAGAGGTTTGTTTTACCTAATATAGGGGTTGATACTACCTTAATTAACATAAAAGCAGGTACAACTAACCAAAAATTCAAGTATTCTTACCAAGATAACCTTTTTGAGATAGATAAGGACTCAAAAGTCTTTTATGTACAAGAAATTGAAGATGAAAGGTACGAAATCTTCTTTGGTGATGGTGTTTTTGGTAGAAAATTGCAAGAAGGTGAAGAAATTAACGTAAAATACATCGTTTCTAACGGTGAAATGGCAAATGGAGTCAATCAGTTTACATTTAGTGGTAGATTGACCTATATTCAGGGTTCTGGTGTTCATAATGTTGCTAGTGGCATCTCTTTATTGACAACAGGGTCAAGTGGGTCTGGTGGAGAGGAAATTGAGGGTGTTGATTCAATTAAAAAGTTTGCACCTAGAGTTTATGCGTCTCAAAACCGTGCTTTAACTGCAAATGACTACGAATCACTAGTTCCAGCAAAAATTTACCCCGAAACAGAGTCAATTTCTGTTTTTGGAGGTGAAGAATTGGTTCCACCTCAATATGGAAAGGTTTTTATCAGCATAAAACCAAGATTTGGTGATTTTTTACCAAATTTAGTGAAAGAACAGATAAAATTGAAGTTGAAAAAGTATGCAGTAGCAGGAATTGTCCCAGAAATCCTGGATCTTAAGTATCTTTACGTTGAAATTGACTCAAAAATCTATTATAACAGTAATTTGGTTGGAAATGCGGAAGAAGTTTCTTCAATTGTGTCAAATAATGCTGCAAGATACGCAGATTCTACTGAATTGAACAAATATGGAGCAAGATTTAAGTATAGTAAGTTCCTAAACATCATTGATCAGAGTCATGAGTCTGTTACATCCAATATTACTACTGTTCAGATAAGAAGAGACCTTAGATTAGTGACAAATTCCTTTGCAGAGTACTCTGTTGGGTTCGGAAATGCCTTTTATATCAAGAATATGAATGGTTATAACATCAAATCTTCTGCATTTAAGGTATCTGGACTAGATTATAATGTATATTTGTCAGATGTTCCCGATACAAATCTCGAAACTGGTACATTATTCTTATTTTCTGTTCCTAATGCCAACTCTACATCACCTACCGTAATTAGACGTAATGTTGGGTATATAAATTATACTAAGGGAATAGTTACATTGAACCCAATTAACATAACATCGGGTAAATTAAAGGATGGTCAAGCAATTCTTGAGATCTCTGCTTGTCCTAAATCCAATGACGTGATTGGATTGCAGGATTTATACTTACAATTAGACACAAGCAACAGTAAATTTGAGCCAATTGTTGATGAAATTTCATCAGGACTCGATCCTGCGGCATCTAATTACATCGTAACCTCTAGTTATCAAAATGGAGCCTTGGTTAGAGGAGAAACTACTACATCAACTACATCTGCATACTAAAATAAATGATATCCACCACAGATAAAAGAATACAGTTTAATAATATAGTTGAAAATCAACTTCCTTCTTATGTTAAGGAAGATTATCCTCTAATTAACGACTTCTTAAAGCAATATTACATTGCTCAAGAGTTTGATGGTGCTCCTGTTGATCTAATACAGAATATTGATAAGTATATTAAGCTTGATAATACTACAAATATAGTAGATTCTATTGTTTTAGGTACTGATGTAGAGATTACTGATACTGATATTGTTGTAGATTTAATAAAAACACCTGAAGGAACCAATGGATTCCCCGATACTTATGGTTTAATTAAGATTGATGACGAAATTATAACTTATGAAAGCAAAACAATAACAACTTTTGTTAATTGTCATAGAGGATTTTGTGGTATTACCTCTTTTACTGAAGAAGCAAACGCAGAAAATTTAGTTTTTAGGAGTACTGAGAGGCAAGCACACTCAAAAGGTACTGAAATAGAAAATTTAAGTGTATTATTCTTAAAAAAATTCTTAACAAAGACAAAACAGCAAATATTACCAGGTATTGGTGAAAGAGAATTAACACCAAATCTTAATCAAAACGTTTTTATAAAGCAATCAAGTGATTTTTATTCGTCTAAAGGTACTGATAAGTCCTTTAAGATACTCTTTAAGGCACTTTATGATCAAGATGTAAGTGTTATAAAGCCTAGAGATAACCTTTTTACACCATCAAATGCTAATTATAAGGTTGCTGATAACTTTATAGTAGAAAGTTTTTCTGGTGATCCTGAAGAATTAGGTACTGCTACCCTATTCCAGGATCCATATGAAGATACTATCACTAAAGCATATGCTCCAATAACATATGTTGAGAAAGTATCTACAGGAACTGCTGGTGTTGGTAAGACATTTTACAAACTTGCGGTAGATTCTGGTTATAGTAGGAGTGGAATGACTGATGGTGCAATTTATGGTAAGTTTTCCGTTCATTCTAAAACTAGAGTAATAGGTAATGTAGGTATAGGAACTACTGTTTTAGACGTAGATTCTACAGTAGGATTCCCAAATAGTGGTGAATTATCAATACAATATAAAAATTTATCAATTGGAATCGTATCTTATACCGCAAAGTCATTAACACAGTTCTATGGATGTACAAATCTGAACGGTGTTATATTAGATGGCACTGATGTTGGTATAAACACGTATGCATATGGATATTCTTCTTTAGATCAGAATAAAGTTATTAAAATAAAGATAAATTCTGTTATTAATTCGTTAAATTTTGATTCTGATGCTTATGGATATGAATCTGGTGATAAAATAAAAATTAATACGTTAGGTATTGGTGCTACTGGATTTAAGTCTAATAATTGGTTTTATAATGGATGTCCTGTTTACGTAGTAAATTCATTTGAGTTAGTTGATGCTTCTGACCAAACTTGGGAAATTACCTTAAATAAAGATCATTTCTTTAAGGTAGGTGATGCTGCAGTACTTAATGGTAGAGATAGTTCACCTAGAAAATGTGAAATTGTATCAATTTCTTCTTCTAAATCCTTTGTTATAAGTGGACAAGGAGCACTTTCTACTTCTGATGTCTATAATATAAGAAGAACTATATCAAAAGCAGTACCTAGTGGTAGTAATGCAATTGGTGCAGGTATTTCAGTATTTTCTACTGATATACAGAATGTTTATTTGGATAATGATAAGTTATTGGTTGCATCACCATCAATACCTTCTTATGGTACTCAACCATTAGATGCTTATGATCATTCAGTCACTTTTAGTGGAACTTTTAGTGGAATTAATTGGGAAATATCATCTCAGGATCATGCATTCTATACTGGGGATTCGATATACTATTCACCTAATAAAATAACTCAGAATTTTATTAACTCTGCTGGTCAACCTACTAGTAGAATAGTAGATGGTCCTGGTCTTGTTGATGAAGGAATATACTTTATTGAAAGAGTTGATCTTAATACCATAAAACTTGCAAAATCTAAGTCAGATCTTTTAAATAACAGATATCTTAGTATTCCAGATAATGCACCAATAACAGTAACTGATAATAAAATTCAGAAAAGTGTCTATAATAATAAGATTTTAGAAACACAAAAAATATTAAGAGAAATAGATTCTCCTAATAATGAAGGGCAAGAGACAAAAACAAAAGCAGGATTTACTGGTATTCTTATTAATGGTGTAGAAATTCTTAATTATAAATCTAGGGATTACATTTATCATGGTGAAGTTAAGAGTGTAGATTTATTATCAACTGGATCTGATTATGATGTAATTAATCCACCACCATTAAAAATTGATGATAATGTAGGAACAGGTGCAACTGGTCATGTATCAGTATCGGGTTCTATAAAAGAAGTTAGAATTGTTGATCCTGGTTTTGATTATCATGAAAAACCTATTATTACTGTTAGTGGTGGTAATGGATTTGGAGCAGTATTGACTCCAAATATGAAACTTATCCCACATCAAGTTAAATTTGATGCTACTCAAAAGGGTGAAAGAATTATATTAGGTCAAGCTAATTCTCTTATTAATTTTACTCAAAAACATAAATTCCTGACTGGTGAAAGAATTGTTTATATTAGTGATAGTGAAACAGCAGTTGGTGGATTAAGTACCGCATCAAATTATTATGTTGATGTTATTAATGATTATAAGATTAGACTTCATAATAAGCCATGGGAAGCAATTGTAGGTCTTAATACAATTACATTTACTTCATATGGTACAGGTAATCAGATAATTAAGTCTTATGCTAATAAGAGTGTATTAGAATCGATTAATATTGTTAATTCAGGTACAGGATATGAAAATAAAAAGCGAGTAACTGGAACTAGTGGAATAAGCACATCCCTCAATACTATTAATATTAGTAATCATGGTTATTCCTCTGGTGAAAGGATCACATATACCTCTCAGGAGACCCCTGTAGGCGGTTTAACAAGCGGAAATGACTATTATGTCACAAAGGTTAATGAGGGTGCATTTAAGCTCTCTCAGGTCGGTGTAGGAGGTACTTATGCCAACTATTATTATAATACAAATCAATATCTAGATTTATCATCTGTTGGTGTAGGAACTCATTTATTTAATTATCCAGAGATTAAAGTTAAGTTAACTACATCTGGATTTACTACTACAGCATATGAAGCACAAGTTCAACCAATAGTTAGAGGAGAACTTACGTCAGTTCAATTATCTAATAATGGAGTTGGATATGGATCATCTGATATTATTAATCTAGAAAAACAACCACTAGTAACATTAGTTGGAGGCACAAATGCTCAAATAGAAGCAGTTGTTAATAATGGTAGTATTGTTGATATTTTAATTAAAAATCCAGGTAAAGATTATACTTCGGTTGATTTAGATATAATAGGAAATGGAAGTGGTGCTATTTTAACACCAATTATTACTAATGGATCTATAACTTCTATTAATATTGTTGAGGGTGGTGTAAATTATGTTCAGGGTAGTACTTATATTAATATAATTCCTGCAGGTAGTGGTGCTAATTTTAGGTCTAATTTACAGTCTTGGAATGTTAATTTAGTTAGTAGAAATATTAATAAATTTACAGTCGATGATGGATATTTGGTAGATGGGATTAATTCAGAAGAAACACTTCAATATTCTCATTTATATGCTCCAAGAAAATTAAGAGAAAGGGTATTCTCTGTTGATCAGGTTGGTAGGACAATGTATGGCAGCTATGATCTGTCTAAAGACCTTGGTGGTAATGAAAATACTTCTTCACAACATTCTCCTATTATTGGATGGGCATATGACGGCAATCCAATTTATGGTCCTTATGGTTATATAACAAAAGCTGGTGGAATAATTGCTCAGATGAAATCTGGGTATAATAGTAGAGATGCAGTATCATTAGCAAATAGACCTCCATTTGCACCTGAAGGATTTTTTGTAGAAGATTATAAGTACCAAAAGGTCTCGGATGAAACAGTTCTTGATGAAAATAATGGTAGATTTTGCGTAACTCCTGAATTTCCAGAAGGTGTTTATGCATATTTTGCAACAGTTGAGGAAGATATTGCAACTTCTGGTCAATTTGTTGGATATAAGCAACCTTCATTCCCTTATTTAATTGGTGATAAATTTAAGTCAAAACCCAATGAATTTAATTTTGATAAGAAGTCTAATCAAGATGAATATGATATTTCTGAATCTAATTGGGTAAGAAACACGACTCCAAATAATTTACATGAAGAAGGTATAGATTATGGATATATTTCTTTACCAAATGAACTAAAACAAACTGTAGATATTACAGGTGTTGCTCCAGGTAGAATAGAATCTATTGGAATTGAAACAGGTGGTAAAGATTATAGTGTAGGTGATACAATTCGTTTTGATAATTTAGGTACAAAAGGATCAGGAGCTTCTGCCAGAGTTACTATGGTAGAAGGTAAGAGATTTGATACTATTAGTGTTGCTACTTCAACAATTACAGATTGTGAAATATATCCATCAAATTCTTATGAAATACTTACTAATGAACCTCATAACTTCTTAAATGGTAACTTAGTAAGTGTTACTGGTTTATCTACTACATCCTCTGGTATAGAAGGAGTATATCCTATAAAAGTTGAAACAGGATCATTTACTTTAGTTGGATTGGGAACAACAGTTTCTGGTGCTTCTGATATAGAGATAACTGGAATTATTACTTACTTTAATGCTAGAGGTAATTTTGATTGGGTGAGTATTAATGATACTTTTGAGGTTGGTGATAATGCAGGATTTTTCGATCAACCAGAAAGGATTCAAGTACTTAATAAGGATGAAAGATCTTCTAGAATACGGGTTTTAAGAAATGTTAATGTAGATCCTGGTCTTTCTACAAATTCTTCACTTCAGACTAATACTCCGATTGTAGAAGAATCAAAGAAATTCACTATACCTGCAGGGTTAAGTACTACGTTTACAGGTAAAAAGAATACTCAATATTATTTTGATCCTGCAGAAAGTGTTGGGTTTGGTCTTACTATTGGATTAACTCATACTGCACATATTAATAATCCAGGAGCAGGAGCATCTATATTAAATATCGCAACAAGATCTATTTACTTACCAGCACATAAATTAAGTACTGGTGATGAAGTAACATATTCTCCTTCACTTCCTATGTTTGAGGGTGTAGAGGGAATTGGTATTGCTACGGTTGGTGTTATAACAGCAGGTTATTATAATGTATCAACTCCTAGTCCTCTAGAAGATGGTAAAAAATTATTTGTTGCAAAGATAAATGAGAACTTAATTGGTTTATCTACTGTTAGGGTAGGTATTGGTAGCACAGGCACTTTCCAAGGTCTTGCAGACGCATATAAGGACTCTACAACACTACTATTCACTGCACCTTCTAATCCATTTGAGGCTCATAGTTTTAAGACAAATTACGAACCAATTACTGCAACTGTAACTAGACATTTAACAACTGCTGCATTACAAGAAGATCATGGTTTATCAAATGGTGATGAAGTAATTGTTAATGTAAATCCAGGTGTTGCATCTACTTATTTTGTTAAGTATAATGATTTTAATAGAAGACTTATTGTTAATGAAGTAGAATTTGCAGATACTGATGTTAATATTGAAAAAGATTCAATTACAATAAAAAATCATGGATTTGTAACCGAACAAAAGGTTGTTTATACTGCTATAAGTCCTGCTGGTGGATTAGAGAACAATAGAATATATTATCTCTATGTTCAAGATGCTGATACAATTAAATTATGTCCTACTCTTTGGGAAGCACAACAATTTAAACCTAATTTTGTTAATATTACAAGTGCAACTGCTGGAAATATTGGACCAATAAATCCACCACTTAAAGGATATAAAGATTCTACACTTGTATTTGATGTTGGAGATTCTAGTTTAGCATTTATAAGAGATTCTCAACCATACTCAGCATTTGAGCTTGATTTCTTTACTGATAATAATTTTACTGAATCTTGGAATAATAGAGTTACTGATATTGTTAGAAATGGAATAGCTGGTATAAACTCAACTGCTACTGTTACTATAACAATAGATAAGTATTCTCCAGATTCACTTTATTATAATTTAACTCCATTATATGAAACAGATCTTCCACCAGTTAAAGAAGAAATTCAACCTGATAAGGAAGTATTTGATAGCAATAAAATAGAAGTTAAGGATAGTTTCTTTAGTGGAAGAAGAATAGTTGCTATTGCGGATACTAATAAATTTGATTTTACGGTTGGTTCATTACCTGAAGTAACATCATATAAGAATGAAAATCCAGAATTATCGTATAAAACATCATCAAGAAGTGCTGTTGGTGCTATTGCTGAAATTAATATTGTAAATGGTGGTGCTAATTACTATTCATTACCTGGAATTACTTCAGTTGCATCAATTACTGGTAGTGGTGCAATAGTTAATCCAATTAGTACTTCTATTGGTCAAATTAAGACTACTAAAGTTAATGATATTGGATTTGATTTCCCATCAGATAATACTTTAAGACCAACTACAAACTTACCTCAAACATTATTCTTAAATTCACTTTCTAGAATAGAATCTGTTGGTATTACTTCTGTAGGTAATGGATATATTAAAGCACCTACTTTATTAGTTTTTGATGGATCAACTAAGGAAAGAGTTGATGATATTGAATTAAAATATAAATTAGGGGATGATCAGGTATCAGTAATTAAAAATAAGTCTAATGTTAGTCCTGTTCCTCCAATAATTTTACCGATTAATAATACTAATGGAATTGGTATTGCTACTATAGGATTTACTACAGCAACTAAAGAAGTTGTAATTGGATTTAATACTGGATTTAGTGATGTATTTCCTTTTGATATTGGAACCCAGTTCTTAATTGAGAATGTTAGTGTTGGTATTGGATCTACTGGATTTGGATTTAACTCATCAGCATATGACTATAAGATGTTTACTGTCAGTAAGACTACTCCAAATCTTGGTGGTATTGGATCTATATTCTTCAATTTAGAAGGAATGTTACCTTCTGGACAGGAACCAGGACAATATGATCCAATTAATTCTGTTGGTAGAGTAATTCCAGAAAGAGATTTTCCAATATTTGATGTTACACTAAAGAATAATGATTTCTTTAGTAATGAAGTTTTAACATCACCTAGTGCAACTGGTACTGTAGAATCCTGGAATCCCATTACTGGAGTATTAAAAGTTGTTTCTAATGATAAATTTGTTACTAATGAGTTAGTTACTGGTGCATCTTCTGCTGCATCTGGAATTACGTCTTCTATAAGAACATTTGATTCTAGTATAAATTTGGATGTTTCCTCAAAAATATCCAGTGGATGGGAATCTAATTCTGGGTTCTTAGATGATAATCAGCAGAGATTGCAAGATAGTCTATATTATCAGAATTTCTCATATTCATTAAAATCTAGAATTGCTTATGATACCTGGCAAGATGTAGTATCAACATTAAACCATACATTAGGATTTAAGAAATATTCTGATTATGAAGTAATTTCCGATTCTTCATTACCTGAAGGTGGATCTGGGTATTATATTAAAGGTGGTGGATCAGGTGTTGAAAATCATGTACCTGCATCTATGGTTATTGGTGTAACTACTGCTCTTACATATTCTGATGTGATATCAGAGTGTATTGGAGTTGGTAACTTAAATTGTGTTCATGATTTTGATTTAGTAAGTGAAAATGCATTACAAATTGGTAATAGCACTTTATCTAATGAAATAAGATTTACAAGTAAAACACTTACTGACTATTTTGAGTCTATTGGTAATAGGGTTCTTTCTATTGATGATATAAGTCCTACATTTAATAGTAATCCTAGACCTACTCCATTCAGTGTAGTAAGTAACTTTACATTATCAGATGTAAGAGCACAGAAGTATATTACTTACGTTAGAGATAAGAGATATCTTGATGAAAGACAAATTATGATTGTTGATATTGTTAATGACAACTACAATGCTTATATCAGTCAATATGCAAGAGTAGAAACTGAATATGATCTTGGAACGTTTGATTTCACAGTACAGGGAACTGATGGACAGTTATTATTCTATCCAACAAGAAGTACTGTAAATGATTTTGATATTACATGCTTATCTTACAATATTGATGATAATTTAGCAGGAATTGGTACAACTCAGTTTGGAAAAACTGCAATTCGTACTGGTAGTTTTGATATTTCTGGTGGAACTACTACTATTGCTTCATGGTATCAAGATAATCAAAATGCTGGAAAACTTCTTGTTGAGATTACGGGATCTAGTAATGAATACGAGATGGATGAAATTAACTGGATTACCACTCCATCTCAACAGAATGTTAATGGTACTTCTACTATTGATATAATCGACTATCCTCAAATAACCACTGATGTTGGGGAAGTTGCTAGTGCTGGTATGGGAACATACTGGGCGTATAAAGATGGTACTCAATTAAAGATCGACTTTATTCCACATCCTGCAACTAATAGATTATTTACAGTAGAACCTTCTGAAGTTAATGATACTGATGACACAATCACTATGATAAATCATAGATTGTCAACAGGATCTGGATTAAAGTATACGGAAGGTGCATTACCGATTGGTGGTCTTACTAGTGGTACAACTTATTATGTTATTAATGTAAGTGAAGATCTTATCCAATTAGCAACAACTGAAGAGAATGCAAAAGAAAATATACCGATAGATCTTACAACTTCAGGAACAGGACAGCAGTTCTTTAGAGTTCTTACAGTACTTAATGTAATTATTAAAGAACTTTATTCTGGTCAAAATCAACAACATATTGGTATAGGTAATACAGTCAATATGAAACATGCTCGATTAGAGAGTAATACAATTGGTATAGCTGCTAACGCAACACCAGTATCTCATCTAATTTGTAGATATGAAACCCAAATAGATGCTAATACTGATGGTTATGATGGTGCATATTTGATGATAAATGTAGAAACTGGTACTACTGGTAATACAAATAACGGAACTGCTGAAAGATATTTCAGTGAGCGTATGATTATTGATGATTATAATGAAGGATTACAAACTGGTGAAGTATATGAAGCAGAATGGGGAGTTTTAACTTATAACGAATCTCCTAATCATTCTGGATTAGGTACATTTGGTTATGAACTTGTTAAGAATCCAGGTGGAACTTCTTATGTAGAAGTGAGATTTACTCCTCCTGCAATGAAAGCATCTTCAGTAACTTATATGATGAATGCCCTTAAGGTTCAGGATGATTTACAGGATCAAATTACTTTTGATAATGCACTAATTCAATCTGAATCTAGTACTTATGAAGGTACGCATAGTGATATTAAGAGAGCATTTAATCTAACACATAATAATTATCCTATTTTCGAGAGAGAATTTGATGGAAGTGATACTGAAATTATTAGTATTTTAGATAATACAATTAAGTTACCTAATCATTACTTTGTTACTGGCGAAAAACTTACATATGAACCTATTGGATTAGGAAGTAGTACTAATATTGGTATTGCTACTGAAACTATCCCTGGTATTGGTCAGACTGATAGACTTCCTCGTACAGTTTATGCTGTTAAGGTTGATGAGGAGAAAATTAAATTAGCATCAACAGCAGAGAATGCACTTTTAGGTACACCAGAAATTCTTGATATTACCAGTGTTGGTATTGGTACAACAATGAAATTTGTTACTGAAAGGCAGAATACAAAGGTTCTTGTTGCTCTTGATAATATTATTCAATCTCCAGTTGTATCTACAGCACTAACAACTCATTTAGAACAACAATTATTTACTACAGATAACTTAGTGCAGGTTGGTAGTATTACTTCTATATTTGGTGGAGATTTAATTAAGATTGGTGATGAGATAATGAAGGTAGAGGGTGTAGGTATTGGAACTGCTAATGGAATAAGAGTACGTAGACCTTGGTTGGGTACTAAAGTTGGTTATGCAGCAACTAGTGCATTAGTAACTAAAGTACAGGGTAATTATAATATCGTAGATAATGTTCTTAACTTTGTAGAAGCACCTTATGGTAATGTGCCATTTAGTTCTACAACAAATGAACCTGATGAGAGAGATTGGGTAGGTATTGAGACAGGATCAAGTTTCCAAGGAAGATCCTTTATGCGTTCAGGTATTCCTGATACATCATCAGAAGCATATAGTAATAATTTTATTTTTGATGATATTTCTTCTAATTTTGATGCAATTGATAGTACATTTACATTAAAAACAGAAGGAAATAACTTTACTGGAGTTGAACAGGACAATGCTATTGTTCTTATTAATGATATTTTCCAGGAACCAGGATTGGTTGGTGATTACTTCTTAGAAGAAAGTGCAGGTATTACGTCTGTTACTTTTGTTGGTACTGCAAGAACTATTACTAATGATGTTGGTATTTCTTCCTTCCCAAGAGGTGGTGTAATCGTCTCAGTTGGATCTAAAGCAGGGTTAGGTTATCAACCATTAGTTGTTGCTGGTGGAACCGCTAATGTTTCTATTGCAGGAACAATTGGATCAGTAAGTATTGGTAATAGTGGATCTGGTTATAGAGTTGGAATTCAGACAGTTGTTAATGTTGGAGTTGTAACTACCCCTAATATTCCAAATAAGGTTGTTAGTATTGGTACAGCGACAATTTCTGATGGACATGTTACTGGAATAAATGTCACCAATGAGCAAGTTTTCCATGCTCCAAGTGAAATTCAGAATGTTACTTACACAAGAACTAATGGTGTAACTACAGTAACTACAATTAATCCTCATGGATTATCTGAATCTGAAATGGTTGTTCTTTCTGGAATAGCATTTACTTGTGATTATGCACCAGCAGTTAGCATATATGGTGCAGAATATGATAATACAACTGGTATAATGACTGTAATGACTGCCACTTCTCATGGAATAGGTAGTGACAAACAGGTTATATTTACTGGATTAGGAATGACTTGTGGTATGGATAATGGTGCTACAACTCATATCTATCCAAGAGGAAAGGATATTGCTTATAACAGACCAATTACAATATTGGATGATGGAGCACATTACACGGTAAGTAATGCAACATATGATCCATATACTGGTAAAATGTCAGTTACTACCAGTACTAATCACGGATTTACTAATAATGACTTTATTAAATTTAAGGAAAATTCAATATCCTTTAGATGCAATAAAGATGATTTTGAGACCGTTCATTCTTATCCAAGAAAAGGTGATTATTCAATTGATAGGTGGTTAAAGATTTCTAATGTATCTGCTAATGGTTTTGATGTTTATGTTTTAGATTTCACTGAAAGACCTTCATCAAATACAACTATTCATGTATTCCATTCTGCACTTGAGGGTGGATTAATCCATAACAATGGTAAGATAACTGTTGATGTAGGTGCAGCAGGTGCTAGTGATCAATATGCTCATACCTGGGCAGGTGGTAATGCGGTTGATGCAATTAAGACTGGTGGTGATCATACTCATAGATTTGTTAGTGCTACATCTGGTGCAGTTATTAAGGGTGGTGATTATAACCATACTTTCTCAAGTGCTTCTGATGGTGGAGTTAGTGTAACTGGAATAGGAACTACAACTCCTACTGATGCAACTTATGATGCAGAAAAAGGAGAATTAGTACTAACCATTCCTAATCATGGACTTACTGTTGATGATACTATTACATTTAATCCTGATGCTATTACATTTACATGTGAAATGGATGGGAATACTACAAAACATTCTTATCCAAGAACAACAGACCCAGTAGCAGGAATAGCAACTGCAATTGTTGGAACAAGTCAGCATACAGTTACTGTTAATGTCGGTACATCACCTCTTGTTAAGTATGATGTTTCAGATGCAACTTATACAGGATCTACTGGAGAATTAGTATTAACTATTGAAAATCATTCATTACGTGGATCTTCTACATTTACTATTAGTAATGCAGAATATGATCCAATTTCTGGAATTATGACTATGACATCTGCATTTCATGGTTTATCTACTGGAGATAGGATTAAAATTGCAGATAATGCAATAACATTCCGTTGTGATCAAGATGGATATAATTCAGATCATTCATATCCAAGAGCAGCAGTTCATAAAGGTAGTGGAGTTGTAGAACCAGATCCTGCACACGATAAGTGGTTACCAGTTTCTAAGGTAGATGAAAATAAATTTGCTGTTAGAGTTGTAGATAATGTTCCTTCTTCTAATGTAACAACTCATGTATATCAAACTTCTACTCCTAATGGAATAACAAAAGCAGGTGAATCTGTTAGAATTGCTAAAGATAGTTTGACATTTACTTGTTCAATGGATGATTATGTAAGTCCACATAGTTATCCAAGAGGAACAGATCCAATATATGAAACATCAGTTTCTGTTGCTTCAACAACTAATAATACAGTTACATTGAATGTTGGAGTTAGTACTTCTGTAAATTATACAGTAACTAATGCAGATTACACTGCATCTACTGGTATTATGACAATGACTCTTAGTGAGCCTCATTCATTAACTACTGGTACAAATATTGGTATTACTACCGAATCTTTAACATTTACATGTACTAAGGATGGGAATGCAACACAGCATAAGTATCCAAGAAAACCAGATCCTACTTATAATGGGGTAGATGTTATTGATATTGGTAATTTAGTTCAGAAGGATGTAACTAATGCAACTTACATACCATCAAATGGTAATTTGGTTTTAACAATTGGTTCTAATCATGGATTAAAGATTGGTGATGCTGTTAAGATTAAGACTGATTCCTTAGCATTTACTTGTGCTATGGATAGTGATTCATCTACTCACACATATCCAAGAGTAACAGATCCTATACATGATAAGTTTGTTACTATTTCTAGTGCTAATCAATCTGCAGGTACAATTACATTACCTGTTGGAACAACTCCAGAAGTAAGTCATGATGTAACAGATGCAACTTATAATCCAGATTCTGGTGAAATGGAGTTAACAATTGGTCTCCATACTCTAACTGAAGGTACAAGTATTAGACTTGTCGCTAATTCATTAAACTTCTCATGTAATAATGCTGGAGTTCAGAACAGAACATATCCTCGTGCATCTGGTGCTAACACATCTGGTGGTGCTGATTATGCATATAATACTTCACTAGAAATTCTAGCAGTTACTACGACTACTATTCTGATTAATGTTAATGGTGGTCAAGGTGCTATTAGTCATAATTATCCTCATACCTTCATTAGTGCTACTCCTGGTGCAGTTAAGAGTGGTGGTAACTATAACCACACTTATGTTGGTGGAACAGTAGCAAATGCTGTTAGTGTTGGATCTACAGTACTTTCAGTTAATATTGGAGTCTCTACTGTACCAACATTCTATAAGTCTGGTGGAGTTGTTCAGCAAGCAATTGTTGCACCTAGAGCAAAGAATCTTTCTCCTAGTGGCGTTGACCCTGCTGTTGATGGTAGTGTAGTTGTTAAGGTACTTGATAGTACATCATTTGAGGTTAATAGTGGATTATCAACACGTCATCACTTATATGCAAGAGGTGGTAAAGTTGATCCATTCTTAGATGTTGTAATTGATGAACCACTTTCATACTCTAATGTTCCATTAGTTTATAGTGGATCTGCTCCTGCAGGTGTTGGAACATATGCTACTGCAGATATCATTGTTGGGCAAGGTTCTAGTGTTATTAGTTTCTCTATTAATAATAGTGGATATAGTTATGGTGTTGGTGAAACATTAACTGTTTCTTCTGGTGGTACTTTAGGTATTCCAACGACATCTGACTTTGATGAATTCCAACTCACTGTTCAGGATATATTCACTGACGAATTTAACGGTTGGTCAATGGGTATGTTACAGACATTAGATAATGTAGATCATTTATTTGATTCTAAGAGAGTTACGTTCCCAATAAAGGTTGGTGGTAATATTATTGCTATTAAATCTTCAGAAGGTTCTAATATCAATGTTGAAGATACTCTATTAGTATTTGTTAATGATATATTACAAGTTCCTGGTAAAGGATTTAGATTTGATGGCGGTAGTGTAATTACCTTCGGTGAAGCACCTAAGAAAGGTGACACTTCTAAGATTTTATTCTATAAAGGAAGTGGTGATGTTGATGTGGTCTTTAGAAATATCATTGATACAGTTAAACGTGGTGATTCCTTACAGATTGAAAATGATCCTGAAAAAGATCAACCCTATTATATGACTGAAGATGAAAGAATTGCTACTCAAATAATATCAATTGATACTGCCCAAACAGATCCATATCCAGGTCCAGGTAATACTGATGATGCTAATTTATTAAGACCAGTCATATGGTGTCGTCAAACTGAAGATATGATTATTGATGAAACACAAGTTGGTAAGGCAAGAGAATTGTATGAACCTGTTATTTCTCCAACTGCTTATGTAACTAGACCAATTTCTGCTGGATCTACTGAGGTTTATGTTGATAATTTGAGACCATTATTTGATGGTAAGAATGAGAACAATGTTGATCCATACTTATTATTCCAGAAGAAAGTCACTTTTGTTGATATGGAGACTCAAATTGGAGCATCTGCAACAGCAACACTTTCTGGTGATGGAATAATTTCAGTAACTGTTACTGATGGTGGTGTTGGTTATTCAACTACTCCAACAGTTTCTATACAGAATCCTATTGGAATTGGTTCTACTGCTCTTGCTACTGCGACAATTAATAATACTGGATCTGTTTCTGGAGTTACTGTTTCTTATGCTGGTACTGGATACAACTCTATACCACAAGTTCTTATAGCACCTCCAACACTATCTGAAGAAACAAAACCAATTAATTGGTTTGCAGGTGATTCAGGAACAATTGTTGGATTTGGTACTACAACTAAGGCTAATAGTGATTATCTAATGTTTGATTTCCATATACCATTAGAATCTGATTTACGTGATGGATCTTTAGTTGGATCTGCTATTACATTAAGTCAGATACAACAAGGTGATTACTTTGTTGTTACCAATTCTACAGTTGGTAATGCATCTACAAGTATAAAATCTTATGATCCTAGTGATGTTGTTGTTGCAATAGGAACTGAATTTGTCAATAATGTTTACTGCGTTAATACCGTAGAGAATAAGACAGTTAATGTTCCTGGTGTTGGTGTAACAATGGTAAGAAGGATAAATTCTAGGGTTACTGGATTATCTACAATTACTTTTGACTCTACAGGAATTACTATGGATAATGAGATATATACTATGGATAATTCTGTAGTTGGGTCTGGTAATTCTTATGCTGGTGATATTACAACTCCTTTAGGAATTGGAAACTATAGTTGGGGTAAGTTACAAACCAAATCCAAATTACAAAATAACTATAAATTCTATGGTGCAAATGGTATTGGTGTAGGAGAATATTCTACAACAGGTGAGAATGCTGATGATGAAACTATAATCATAGAACATTCTGCTACAGGTATTCACACTTCTTCTATTGTAAGAAGATTTGAGCCTTTGAGATCAATCAATTACATAGTCTAAATACTTTATAAACTAGGGAATAAGAATGGCCAAACTAGGTATATCAACAGGAACGGTTGCCAATGATGGTACTGGTGATACCCTGAATGAAGCTGGTACTAAATCGAATGCCAATTTTGATGAGGTTTATACCTATCTTGGTGATGGAACTAACTTGGGTTCTACAGGAACTAGTCAGTTAGTCGCTGGTAAATTGCAAGTTGGTGCTGGAGAGAGTACGGGAGATGCTAATGTTGCTACATTTAATGGATCAGTTAACTTAAACGGTGGAGATATAAGAGTTGGTGGTGGTGCGTCTATAACAGGAATTACAACGATTAAAGGAGATACTGTTGTTCATGGAGATGTTTATATTCATGCTGGTATTGTAACTGCTGGTACTGGTGTTGTTACTTATTTTGGTGATGGTGGAAATCTTACTGGTCTAGGTGGTGCTGGTAGATGGACAGGTGATGCAACTGGTATTAGTACAACAAAAATAGTTGGTATTAATACTATTAGTTCTTCTGCTGGTATTGCATTAACAGTTAATGGTCCTACTTATTTGGGTGGGGTAACAACCTGTTCTAGCCACATCCATGCAACACAATTTAATGCAAACGGTGCTTTTTTACTGACTGATAGACTAGCATTACAACACGATCCTGTTAATCCATATACATCTTGGGGTGATTTCTTAGCAAGTGGTGAAGGACTTCAGATTATTGGTTCTCCAGATGGTAGTGGAAAATCACTTCCAATTCATATTAGAGGAAGAGAAAGTGGAGGAAGTGGTCTTACGTCAAATTATGTTACAAGTTTCTATACATCTGGTGGTGCTAAAGGTGGTGCAAATTTTACTGGTATAGTTACTGCACAACAATTTAGTGGTGATATTGCTGGTGTAGGTGCTACATTTACTACTGTTTCTGCTGGTGGTTCTGTTACTGCTAATTCATTTTATGGTGATGGATCAAATCTAGAAGGTGTTGCAAGTTCTGGTATTGGATTATCAATAAGAGAAACAATAACTAAGACAGTTAGTGGTATTGGTATTGGTAATACATCAAATACCTCATTTACTGACGGTAGAAAATCTTACGTATTACAAAAAGTTGGTGTTTCTAGTGCTTCCAGAGTAGTTTTATATACTGATCAAAATTCTATGGCTGCAGATGCTGGTAGAAGTGCAACAACAGACCCATTACCAGGTTCTGGTGTAATAGCAGAAATTAATACAAATACAACAGGTGTTAGTACATTTTTAATGAGTCCTGGTTTGATTGGGTGGAATAATGATGCTACTCCATCTGATAATATTTGGGTATCTGTTACGAATAATGAAACATCAACGGCAAACATTACAGTATCTCTGACAATTGTTCAGTTGGAGGCTTAATAAATGGATGATATAAAGAGAGAATATATTGTTACTGTTAAAAAACACAGTGACTTAGAAGAACTTTATGATGGGATGGAAACTCCTGGAAGTGACGGATTTTGTCCAGAAAGAGAAGTTGAATTAATTGCAAGAAGAAATATTAGTAGAAATACACATTATAAGTTAACTGAATCAGAAGCAAATAATATAAAAAATAATCCAAATGTATTAGCTATAGAATTAGCACCTCATGAAAGGGGTATTATAGCAGAATCCTTATGGGGACCGCAGACGGGTGATTTCCAAAAAGATACGACTTTTACTAGTGGGCAGCAACAATGGGGATTAAAAAGAGTTATTGATGGTGTCCAAACAAATAATTGGGGTACTAATGGGCAATTAGTTATAAATGATACGATACAAACAGGAGCCTCTGGAAAAAATGTTGATCTTGTGATTGTAGATAGTCATATAAATCATGAGCATCCAGAATTTTGGATAAATCCTACTGTTAATACTGGATCTAGAGTAAATCAAATTGATTGGTTCCAATACTCAGCTAATATAGGTGATTCTAACGCTGCTGGAAAAACTTACACATATAGTACTGGTGGATATAATGCTGGTAATAGCAATCATGGTACTCATGTTGCTGGTACTGCTGGAGGTAATACTCAAGGATGGGCAAGAGACGCAAATATTTACAATATGGAATTTTCTACCAATAATGTTAATTCCTTATCTGGTACAAGTTATTCTGATTGGGACTTGTATCTTTTTGATTATTTAAGAGAATTTCATAAATGGAAGGGTATTAATAGTAAGACAGGAAGAAAAAATCCAACCGTAACAAATCATAGTTGGGGTTATAGTCAAGGTTCTCCTGATCTTAACAGTATTACAAGTGTTACTTATAGAGGAACTACTACATCAGTATCTGGATCAGACCCTGAAAGAAAAACTATATTAGAAGCAAATGGATGTCCTGTACCATATAACACATATTTACGTAGAGTTCCTGTAAGAGTATGGGCTCTTGAGGCTGATATACAGGATGCTATTGAAGATGGTATTATTGTTATTAGTTCTGCTGGTAATTCTTATTGGATGATGGATTTATCTACTGGATCTGATTGGAATAATTATTATTCTATTGGTGCTAGTAATTATTATCATTCTCAGGGATCAAGTCCAGGAGCAGCTCCTGGTGTAATTTGTGTTGGGTCTGTCGGAACATTAGTAGAAGAATATAAATCAGCTTTTACTAATATTGGTAAAAGAGTTGATGTATTTGCACCTGGATCAGATATAATTTCTGCTGTTTGGGACACTAGTGCAGTTAATGAATGGGGATCACCTTGTGTTGTTGATCCTAGAGATTCTAATTTTTTCCTTACTGATATTAGTGGTACTAGCATGGCATCACCTCAAGTAGCAGGTTATATTGCATGTCTAGCAGAACAGGAACCAAATATTACACCTGCAAGTGCATTGCAGCATTTAATAGATTACTCAAAGAAGGATCAAATTTCTAGTGATGGACCTGCAGTAGGTTATGGTGAAGCAGAATATACAACACCAGGAACATATCAATGGACATGTCCTGCTGGTATAACAAATGTATCGGTTGTTTGTGTAGGTGCTGGTGGGGGAGATAGAACTGCTGGTGGAGGTGGATTAGGATGGAAAAATAATATTCCAGTAGTACCTGGTACATCTTATACTGTAGAAGTTGGAGCAGGAGATCCAAATCTTTCTGGTGGACATTCATATTTTATAGATATGAACACTGTTAGTGGTGAAGGTGGGGCAAATACTGCCAATGGTGGTACTGGTGGATCATTTACTGGAGATGGTGGTGGAGATGGTGGTGATGGTGCAATAGTACCACATGGTGATAATGGTGGAGGTGGTGGTGCTGGTGGATATACTGGTAAAGGTGGATCTGGTGGATTTTATGGTTCAAGTCAGGGAACAGATGGACAAGGTGGAGGCGGTGGCGGTGGATCTGGATGGTCGAATAGTGGGCAACAAGGTTCTGGTGGTGGAGGAGTAGGAATATATGGACAAGGTGCTGATGGTATTGGTGCTAGTTCAGGAAATGGTGGTGGCGGTGGTTCTGGTGGTACTACCCCAAGTGTTAGTAACAGTGCTCCAAATGGTAGAGCTGGTGGATTATATGGTGGTGGAGCAGGAACGTATACTGCTGGTGCTTTCCAATCTTGTAGTGGTGGTGGCGGTGCAGTTCGTATATTATGGTGGACTGATCCAGCTACAACAAGATCTTTTCCTTCGACCAATGTAGCAAAAGTTGCGTTGTGGTCAGAAAATTATAAAGATATTGTTGATAGTCCTAATAGGTATCTTTATTATCAAAAGAAGAGACCTGATTCTGGTTTAGTATATCCACATGAAAATCATGGAAACCATTCACAGTCTTCTGGTATTTCATATCCAAGACCAAATAAAGTAACTTATAAAACAGAGACTTTCCATGAAGAATTTCAATGGAATTTTAGTGTAACTGGTTCAGCTGGAAATCCATATACCTTTTCTGAAGGTTATGATAGAAATGGTTCTGTAGGTGGTGGCAATGTAACTATTACATTCAAGCAAGGTGATACTTTAGCACTTACAATTAGTGCTATTGGACATAATTTATGGATTAGTAATAGAGAAGGTACTGGTATGCCATCTCCATCTGAAACTCCAGGCGGAATTACTAATAACGGTACTGATAATGGTGCTCTTGTTTGGGACACTGAAGGAATTGCTCCAGGTACTTATTGGTATAATTGCCAAACTCATTCTGGTATGCGTGGAAACATCGTGATAACTTCCTAAATAAATAAATAAAAACTCGGCCAAAATGTCTGCAATTATAACCGATCAGATTAGAATATTAAACGCAAAGAATTTTGTTGCTGGTGTAGGTAACACTGACAATTCTTACTATTCTTTTATTGGTCTTCCTAATCCAGAGGATTATCAAACTAATTGGGATACTGATCCTCCTACTCCCAAAGATTCTTTTGATGAGGAAATGGGATATTGGGATAGCATGATTGCTCTCAAAAAGGTTAACAATGCAGATATTAGACAGGTTGTAACAAAGAGAGTATGGAAGTCTGGTACAAAGTATGATATGTACCGTCATGATTATAGTAGATCTAATACATCATCAATATCTAAGGCAACTAATTTATATAATGCATCATATTATGTTATAAATGAAGATTACCGAGTTTATATGTGTCTACAAAATGGCACAAGTCCAGATTATCCAAATGGACAAATTTCATTAGATCAGCCAACATTTACTGATTTAGAGCCAAGAGCAGCAGGAACAAGTAATGATGGTTATGTTTGGAAATACCTTTATACTATTAAACCAAATGAAATTATAAAGTTTGAGACTTCTGATTTTATTCCTGTTCCCCAGGAATGGGAGACTTCACCAGATAATGCTCCTGTTAGAGAAAATGCAATAGAAGGTTCTATTAAAATAGTTACTATTACTAATGCTGGTATTAATGTTGGTGCAATATCAACATCATATACAAGAGTTCCTATTAATGGAGATGGAAATGGTGCAGAAGCAACAGTTGTTGTTAACAATGATCTAAAAATAGATTCCGTTACAATTTCTAGTCAAGGTTCTGGATACACTTACGGAACTTTAGATTTAGCAGCAGGAGGTGTACCTGTTGCAAGTACTGAACCTGAATTTAATGTTATCATACCACCATCTGGTGGTCATGGTGCTGACATATACAGAGAACTTGGTGCTTATAATGTTTTATTGTACTCTAGATTAGAAAATGATACTGAAAACCCTGATTTTATAACAGGTAACCAATTTTCCAGAATTGGAGTTGTAGAAAATCCTCTTGCACCAAATAGTATTATTCCACTAACACTAGATAAAGCAAGTGCATTATCTGCTCTTAGATTAACTGGTATTGGTTATAGTTCTGCTACTTTTAGTGCAGATAGTCAATTTGTACAAACAATTGGTACAGGTCTTACTGCTGTTGGTAGAGTTGTTAGTTATGATCAAACAACAGGTGTTCTAAAATATTGGCAAGATAGAGTTGGATTTAATACTGTAGGTGCTGCTTTAACAAATGCACCTTATGGTTATGAACAACTAGAATTTACTAGTAGTCCTTCTTCAGGTGGAACTATAGTAATTACTCCAACAACAGGATCTAACTTACAAATAGATTCATCCTTTAGCGGTTTTAGCACCTCTATAAATAATAGGACATATAACCTTGGTCAAGACTTTACTAACGGTATTTCTTCCCCTGAAGTTAAACGATATTCAGGTAATATAATTTACGTTGATAACAGACCATCTGTTAATAGGTCAGTAAACCAAAAAGAAGATATTAAAGTCATCTTGCAATTCTAAACGGATTATAAAGTATTATGCCACAGCAAACTAATCTAAATGTAGCACCATATTTTGATGACTTTGACGCATCTAATGACTACCATAAGGTATTATTCAAGCCTGGATATCCAGTACAGGCAAGAGAATTAACAACGCTACAATCTATACTTCAGAACCAAATCGAAAAGTTTGGAGATCATTTCTTTAAGGAAGGAACTAGAGTTATTCCTGGTAATATTTCCTATAACCAATTTTATTATGCTGTAAAATTAAACAATTCATATCAAGGGGTTCCTGTGTCTGCTTTTGCAGAACAATTGGTAGGAACACAAATTACAGGTGCTGTTTCTGGTGTTAGTGCTGTTGTCGATCATGTATTACTTCCTGGAGATTCTGAAGAAAGTAGTCTTACATTGTATGTAAATTATGTTGGTAGTAATTTAACTGATAATTCTAGTCAGCAGTTTAATGATGGAGAAGAGTTACTTTGTAATGCTATTCTTGTATCAGGATTACTTGGTAATACTACTATAAATCCAGGAACTGCTTTCGCATTAACATTATCTAATAATAATGCTGCTACTGGATCCGCTTTCATGATAAACGAAGGTGTTTATTTTATTAGAGGACAATTCGTAACAGTAAATACAGAGACTTTAATTTTAGATCAGTACTCAAATACTCCTAATTATAGAGTTGGATTGAATATAGTCGAAGAAATAATAAATTCAGATTTAGATGAATCATTAAATGATAATTCTCAAGGATATAATAATTATGGTTCTCCTGGTGCTGATAGATTAAGAGTAACTGCAAGTTTATTTAAAAAGTCATTAGATGATTTTGATGATAATAATTTTATTGAATTAGGTACTGTAAAAAATGGTGAACTTAGAAGTAAAAAGAAAACAGGTAGTGGAAATAGTACACCTTTTGAGGATGATGTAGCAACTAAAATTTTTGATACTGACGGAGATTTTACGGTTAAAGAATTTAATAGTGCTGTTGCAGAATCTTTAGATGATGGATTAGGTAATAATGGATTATTTAAGCAAGGTGAATTCACTTATGGTGGTGAACCTGCTTCTGCAGATAAGATGATCTATAAGATGTCTCCAGGTAAGGCATATGTTCGTGGTTATGATGTTGAGATACCAGAGGTAGTTTACTTAGATGCTCCTAAGACACGTACTACAAAAAGAATAGAAGATGAAGCAATAACATATAATACGGGAACAACTATTAAAATTAATAATGCACAAGGTGCTCCTTTTATTGGTATTGGAAATACTTATGTCGTAAGTTTGAGAGATTCTAGAACTTATACTGTTGGTGCAAGTCCAGCATATAATTATGGTAAAGAAATTGGTGTTGCTAGAGTTTATGATTATAAATTAGAAGAAGGATCTCAAAAGGACTGGACTCCTGCTAATGAATTTAATTTAAGTCTTTATGATGTTCAGACAATAACTGAGTTAAGTCTAAACGAACCAACTACACTTAATACACCAGTTTTTATTAAGGGTTCTAGTAGTGGTGCAACAGGATTTCTAAAAGAATCTGTTACTAATGGATCAACTCTACAGATTTATGAAACAGAAGGTAGTTTTATTCCAAGTGAATCTTTAATATTTGATGGTGTACAAGATGGTAGAATTTCTACAGGAATAACAGCATATGGGATATCAGATGTTAAAGCAGTATATGTAGAAGGAGTCGCAAGAGATCCTAGTCAAGGTCCTTGGCAAGATTTTAGTGGAGATGTAGTACAAAGAGATATAAAGGTAATCGGTATTGCTAGTATTACTTCTGAATATGAATGGGATTCTGGTCCTAACAGTGGTATTTGTACTGTTACTGTTCCTGCTAAATATCCAGTTAATGAGTTCTTTAAGGCTGGTGATTTAGTTAAGTTTACAAATCCAGATGACCAAAAAGAACCTATAGTTGGTGTTGTTTCATTTACAACTTATGTTGCTCCTAGTAGTGGAGCTGGTCAGAATGATATGCTGATCAAAAAAGATTTCCAAACCAATCCAGGAATTGCAGGATCTTTACCTATAACACATATAGTTGTTCAAGATTTTACAAAAATAGCATCTACTTTAGCAGAATCTCAGGATGATAGTCTTTATACTCCACTCCCTAAAACAAATGTAGCTTCAGTTGAATTAGATGATGCATACATTACTATCCGCAAAATTTATGATGCTAATTTTGTTGAGGGAGAAGTTTCTTCTTCTACTATTCCTACAGGTGGTGAAGATGAATACTTCCTACCATTTGATGAGGAAAGATATAGTTTATTTAATGAATATGGAACCCCTCAGAATTTAGCATCTGATAATTTTAGAGTATATACTGATAATAACGGTAGAAGTGCTCTTCAGATAAAGGGTATTAACCCAAATAATGTAGGTAATGATTGTAAAATAATTGCAACTTTACAGAAAAAGAATCCAAAAGCAAAATTAAAAATAAGAACTGCAGTTAAGAGTATTATTGTTGATAAATCATCCCAACCTAAGTCTGGAATTGGGTCAACTAGTGCTGATGACGGATTAACTTATGGTGCATATCCATTCGGAACTAGAGTACAAGATGAAATAATATCACTTAATCATCCAGATGTTATTAGTTTATATGGAGTATTCGAGAGTTCTGATACTAGTAATCCATCTGCTCCTAAATTAACATTAACTGATATTGCTAGTCCTTCAACGACTACTGCTGATTTCTTAATAGGAGAAGTTATAGAGGGAGAATCTAGTGGAGCAATTGCTATTATTGCTGAAATACTTGATGATTCAACAGTTAGTTTCCTTTATAGGAATGAAGAAATATTCAAGGAAGGTGAGAGAATATTAACTAATCAAACTAATATATACTCAAATATTCAGAAATTAGATACTCCAAGCTTTGATGTTTCTGTAAATTATACGTTTGATGATGGTCAGCAATCTAGTTTCTATGATTATGGATTTATAGAAAGAAAATCTGAAAATGAAGCACCTGATAGAAAATTAAAAATATATTTCTGTACTGCAGGATATAATGTAACAGATACTGGAGATATTACTACAGCAGATTCTTATAAAAACTTTAGTTTCTCTAAAGAAATTAGAGAAATTGATGGACATAGAAATACTGATATAATTGATATTAGACCAAGGGTTAGTGATTATTCAGTAGTTGATGGTGTTTCTAGATCTCCTCTTGAGTTCTTTGGTAGAACATTTACACAAACAGGTAATACTGCTACAAATATATTAGCATCTAATGAAAATGTACTAGTAACTTTCTCATATTATCTTGGTAGAATTGATAGAATATTCTTGAATAAGGATGGTACATTCCAGGTTAACTATGGTGAACCTTCAGATGATCCAGATTTTCCTAATAAAGTTGATGATGCTTTAGAGGTATGTCAGGCAACTCTTCCTCCATATGTCTATGATGTATCTGATGTAGAGATCAATTTCTTAACTCATAAAGGGTATAAGAATTCTGATATTAGAAAATTAGAAGATAGGATTAAGAATTTAGAATATTATACAGCACTATCTTTATTGGAATCTAATACCAATAACATGTTTATTGCTGATAGAGATGGTACAAATAGATATAAGGCAGGTTTCTTTGTAGATAATTTTGCATCATTTGACTCTCAAGAAGATGGTCTACAAATTCAGAATAGTATTGATAGAAGTAATAAACAACTTAGACCAAGACATTTTACTACTTCAGTTGATTTAATATTTGGACCTGTTACTGACGTTGATCCTAATGAGGATCTAGCATTCTCAGATGCTAGTGGTATTAATATTCAGAAAACTGGAGATGTTCTTACATTAGGATATTCTGAAGTAGAATGGCTTAAGCAATCATTTGGAACAAGAACCGAAAGTGTTACTCCATTTATGATACCTTTCTGGCAAGGTACTATTGAATTAACTCCTGCTGGTGATACTTGGACTGATGTAGTTACTCTTAGTGCAAAAATTATTAATAGAGAGGGTAATTATGCTCAAGTTATGGCAAATGCCCAAAGAAGGTTTAATGTAGATCCTCAATCTGGATTTGCACCTACTGTTTGGAATTCTTGGCAGACCACTTGGACTGGTATGGAGACTGATAGATGGACTCGTAATAGGTCTAGAGTAATTTCCAGCCAAAGATTAAGACAAGGAAGAAGAGAATTTCAGAGAACAAGAACAAGAGTAACTGAACAAACTTTAACACAACAATTCCAACGTACAAATCAAGCTAGAACTGGTGTAAGAACTCTTGTTGTTGAAGATATTCAGAATACATCACAAGGTACAAGATTAGTAAGTAGAGATCTTGCACCAGCAATACGATCTAGAAATGTTACTTTTGACGGTAAGAGGTTTAAGCCTAAGAAGAGATTATATACTTTCTTTGATGGTAAAGATGTTACCAAATACTGTGTTCCTAAATTACTGGAAGTTAGTATGACATCTGGTACATTCCAGGTTGGTGAAACTGTTATTGGTGAATCATTTAGATCTGGTGGAATGTCAACATGGCCACATTCTACTTCTCCCTCAATTGCTTTTAGGGTTGCCCAATTAAACCATCAAGAAGGTATCTATAGTTCACCTACTGGAGTATATCAAGAAAACCCATATGACAGTACTCCTTTAGCATCTGGATATTCTGCATCATCAACTCTATTAAATATTGATTTATATTCCTTATCAAATCACCCACAAGGTGATTATTCTGGATGGATTGAAAGTGATATGGTGCTTCGTGGTCAAAGTAGTGGAGCACAGGCAAGAATTACTAATGTACGATTAATTCCAGATAATCATGGAATAATGCAAGGTAGTTTCTATATTCCTAATCCAAATGGAACAAATCATCCAAAATTTGAGGTTGGAACTAAAGTATTTACTTTAATTGATAATGTATCTAATGTTGTTAAAGGTGCAGATACTAGAGGTGAGGAAGATTATATTGCTCAAGGATTTGTTAATACTGTCCAGGAAACTATTATATCTGTTAGAAATGCTAGAGTTGAGCATAGACAGACTAATGATAGTAGATCAAGTAGAACTGCAGTTGGTTCTGCTCAAGTTGTGAGTAGTAGAACTGTAAGAACAAGAACTAATGAACGTACTATTAGATGGCATGATCCTCTTGCACAGTCTTTCTTAGTTGATGATGAAACTGGTATTTACTTAACAAGATTTGATGTCTTCTTTAAGAGTAAGGATGATATGGGTCTTCCAGTTACTGTGCAAATCAGATCAACTGATAGAGGTTATCCATTAACTAAGGTTCTTCCTTTCTCAGAAGTAGCATTGAATCCTGATGATGTTGTTCTATCCAGTGATGGATCTGTCGCAACTTCATTCCAATTTAAGTCTCCTGTTTATCTTGAAGGTGGAAGAGAGTATGCTGTATGTTTGTTATCAAACTCTACAAAATATAGTGTATTCATTTCTAGAGTTGGTGAAGAAGATCTAATTACTAGATCATATGTTTCACAGCAACCTTATCTAGGATCTTTATTTAAGTCTCAGAATGCCTCAACTTGGGAACCAAGTCAGTGGGAAGATCTTAAATTTACTATGTATAGAGCTGATTTCGTAGATTCTGGTTCTGTAGATCTTTATAATCCAGTACTTGCAAAAGGAAATGATGAGATTGCAAGATTACAAGCAGATTCATTATCATTAAAATCTAAGACAATTAGAGTTGGTCTTGGTACAACTGCAGTAGATAATACAATTGAGATTGGAAATACTATATCACAGCAAGGATCTGAGGCAACTGGTAATTATGTTGGTGCAGCAGGAAGTGCTTTCTATGTTTCTATAACAAATGCAGGTATTGGATTCACTCCATTTACTGCTGGAAATTATACTTATTATGATGTACCATTACAAACTATTACTGGACAAGGTAAGGGTGCTAGAGCTGTAGTTAGTGTAAATGGTGGTAAAGTAGATACCATACAAATAAATGATCAAGGATCTCAAGCTAATGGTGGAAATGGTTATGTTGTAGGTGATGTTATTGGTATTAGTTCTTTGGGAACTCAAGGAGCAGGTAGAGACCTTAGAGCAACTATTACGACTATTGGTGATCCTAGACAATTGATTCTTGAAAATGTCCAGGGTAATTTTGTTACTGGTGTTGGTAATACGGTTATGGTCACACGTAGCAGTGGTTTGACTACAGGATTTAATGACTTTAATGGTGGAGATGTTCAGATAGATTCTATCGAGACTGTTGAAGATGGTTTACATGTTAAAGTAAATCATATGAATCATGGAATGTACTTCCAGAATAATGTAGTTGGTATTAGTGGTGTACAATCTGATGTTAAACCATCTAGATTAACAGCACCATATTCAGTTGATTCTACTGATGGTATATCTGTAGAAGACGGAAGTAAATTTGCAGTATTTGAGGGAGTTGGTGTTGGAACTACTAATAGAGGATATTTGCAGATTGGTGATGAAATTATTGAATATTCAAATGTAACTGGTAATACTATAGGTGGTTTTATTGCTAGATCATCTAATGCATTTAAGCAAGATTATCCAACAGGTACAGATGTTTATAAGTATGAACTTGGTGGAGTTAACTTGAAGAGAATAAATAAAACTCATGATTTGATAAATGTAACTAAAGCAGATCCTATCAATTATGATTCATATCATGTTAAGATTGATATGTCTGAGAAGTTTAATGTAGATAATGCTGATAGAAGTACTGATGTTGGTTATCGTGCTCTCTATTTTGATAGATCTCAAACTGCTGGTGGATGGAATTCATTTGCTACCCAAAACATACCATTTGAGATCATTACACCAATGATTCAGAATTTAACACCTGAAGGTACTACTATTAATGCAACAGTTCAGACAATTACTGGACAAAGTATGAGTGGTGTTGAAACTCCTTGGGTTAATTTTGGAACTGAAAGTGTTAGCATTAACGAGATAAATTATCTAGATACTCCTAGATTGATTGGATCTAAGGTAAATGAAGATGCTAAATTAAATAATGTAACTGAAGGTAATAAATCACTTAACTTAAAACTAACTCTTAATACTACTGATAGTAGAATTAGTCCAATGGTTGATGCTCAGAGAATGAGTGCTGTATTGACATCAAACAGAGTAAATAACGCTATTAGTGATTTTGCAACTGATCCTAGAGTAAATACTATAGGAACTGATCCATCTGCATGTAAATATATTTCTAAGGAAGTAGTAATGACTAATTCTGCTACTTCATTAAAAGTGATTGTAGATGGTTACTGTAATGCTTTCTGTGATATTAGAGCATTTTATGCTATTAGTGAAAAGGATGGATTTAGTCCAATCTTTACACCATTCCCTGGATATAAGAATCTAACACCTCAAGGTGAGATAATTAATAAGGAAAATAGCGACGGTAGACCTGATTCTTTAGTTCCTGTACAAAATGAGTATAACTTTACTCCAGAAGATACTGAGTTTAGTTCTTACAACTTTACTGTTGATAATCTACCTTCATTCAAGGCATATAGAATTAAATTTGTATTAACATCTACAAGTCAAGTTCATGTTCCTAGATTATCTAATTTAAGGGTAATTGCACTAGCATGATGCAGAGAGTAAAGGGGCATTCAGATCTTGCGAGAGATCCTAAATCGAATGCTATAATTAATACAAATACATTAGAGTATGATAAGTATGTCTCTAGACGTAATGTTTCTGTAGAAAAGAATGAAAGAGTTGATGAAATTGAACAGAATTTATCTGACTTAAAAGGTGAAATAAATGAAATTAAATCACTATTAAAGGAGTTAGTCACAAATGTCAAATAAAAATATAACCTTTAATACTGATGCTGGTGTTCCTGCAGCAGCGAATCTAGTTATTAATACTGGATCAGATTTTTCTACGACATTTACTGTTGTAGATACTAGTAATGCTGCTTTTGATTTTACTGGATATACTGCAGCATCTCAAATGTCAAAGAGTGTTGCTGTTGGGGCAACATTAGGTGCTGTTGGAACATTTACTGTTGGTATTACTAGTGCATTGGGTGGTAAAATAAACATCTCAATGTCTGAACAGAATACACGTAATCTTTCAGAAGGTCGATATGTATATGATGTAAATGTAAAAACTGGGACTAATGTTAGTAAATTAGTTAATGGAAATATTCTAGTCTATGCTGGAATTTCTACTACCCCCTAAATATTATATAAGGAGCATCTGTGTAAATGGCACAACCATCAAGTAGACAAGAATTAATAGATTATTGTAAGAGGCAACTTGGTGCTCCTGTATTGGAGATCAATGTTGCTGATGAACAAGTAAATGATCTGGTTGATGATGCTGTTCAGTATTTTCAAGAAAGGCATTTTGATGGAGTATCACCTGCATTATTAAAATATAAATTAACCCAGGATGATATTGATAGGGGAAGAGCAAGAGGTGGAAATAGTACCGAAGGTATAGTAACAACTACTGCTACAACAAATATAGCTGGTACAAATGTAAGTTTTGGATGGGAAGAGAATAGTAATTATTTACAGGTTCCACCAGAGATTATTGGTGTACAAAAAATATATCATTTTGATGGAACTAATACTACAACAAATAATATGTTTAGTGTTAAATATCAAATGTTTTTGAATGACATATATTATTGGGGATCAACAGAATTATTGACTTATGCAATGACAAAATCATATCTATCAGATATTGATTTCTTATTAACAACTCAGAAGCAAATAAGATTTAATCAGAGGCAAGATAGATTATATATGGATATTGATTGGGGTAGTGTACAGAAAAATGATTGGATAATTATGGATTGTTATAGAGCACTTAATCCTGCTGATTTTACTAGAGTATGGAATGATTCGTTCTTAAAAAAATACCTAACCCAATTAGTAAAACGCCAATGGGGACAAAATCTACTTAAATTCCAAGGAGTAAAACTTCCTGGTGGTGTTGAATTAAATGGACGGCAAATCTATGATGATGCTCAGAAAGAGCTTGATAACATCAAAGAGGTTATGTCCAATACTTATGAGTTACCACCACTAGACATGGTAGGTTGATATCATGGCACTTAATCCATATTTCCAACAAGGTGCTAGATCCGAGCAGAATTTAATACAGGATCTAATCAACGAACAGTTGAGGATGTATGGTGTTGAAATACATTATTTACCAAGAAAATATGTAAGTGAAAAAAGTGTTATTAAAGAAGTAGTATCTTCTAAGTTTGATGATGCATATCCTATAGAAGCATATATTGATAACTTTGATGGGTATGGCGACAATCCAGTATTATTATCTAAATTTGGTATTCAGCAAACAAATGAAGTAACTCTTGTAATATCAAAGGAGAGATTTGAGACATACATTTCTCCATTAATGAGAGGAGAAGAGAATGTAAAACTAACTACTAGACCTAAAGAAGGAGATTTAATTTACTTCCCATTAGGAGATAGGTTATTTGAGATTAAGTTCGTAGAGCATGAAAAACCATTTTATCAGTTACAGAATACTTATGTTTATGAATTGCGTTGTGAACTCTTCCGTTACGAAGATGAGGTTATTGCTACTGGAGTTGAAGAGATTGATGACGAATTAGTCGGAGATGATTTAGCTGATGCTCAGACAGAAGATGGTATTTCTACAATACTTGGCGTAACACAAACATTAAAGTTAGTTGGTAGTGGAATTAATGCATCTGCAGAAACTAACTTAGTTCTTAATGGTGGAATAAGATATATTAGTGTACTTAATAGGGGTGGTGGTTATTTAACAACACCACATGTTGGAGTATCATCTGCCCCAACAGGTGGAATTACTGGTATAGCTACAGCATTAATGATTGGTGGAATAAATGTATGTAATCTAAATGTTAATGCTTCTGCAAGATCAGTACAAGAAATACAATTAATAAATCCAGGTTCTGGGTATACTATGGCTACCCATACAGATGGTACTGTTACTCCTGGAATAGCAATTACTAATACCACAGGAACTGGTGCTGCAGCAACTGCTTATCTCACCAATCGTGGTGTTGGTATAGTTACTATTACTGGTGGTGGTAGTGGATTTACTACTGATCCTACAGTTACATTCTCTACACCGATTCATGTTGGTGCTGCTGCAACAGCAGTTATAGATACACCAATGGTAGGTGGTGGTGTTAGTGTAACCCGTGCTGTTATTAGTGATGGACCTGCTGCTTATATGTTCCCAGGAGGAACTACAGGTGGTAGATTCTATAAGCCAGGTACAATTCCAACTGTAACATTTGATCTACCTGGAGGTAATAGTCATGCTGCAACAGCAGATGCAACATTAGATGATATTGCTCTTACTGGTGGTACAGTTTTATCAACAAACCTTACATTTGGTGGTAGATTCTATAAAACTGCTCCTATCTTAACATTCTCTGCTCCAGTTAATTCTGGTGCTTCTGGATCTATTGGTATTGCGGTATCATCAATCAATCCATCCACTTTAGGGTTTACTACTACTGGTAGGGCATATAAGGTTGCTCCAACAGTGATAATTGGCACTGGTAGTGGTACAGATACACTAATAGAAGCTGCAGTTGGTATTGCAACTATTCATCCAATTACTGGTATAGTTACTGCTGTTTCATTTGATGTTGCTGATCCTTGGGCAGTTGGAACTGGAGCAACAGTTGGATATGGTTATACTGTTACTCCAACGATTTCATTCTCTGGAGCAACGGCACAAGAAAGAGCAACAGCAACAACAACAATTGATGCTGATGGACAGGTAGATAGTATTTCCATTGGAAATAGTGGATATGGATACTATAGTACCCCATCTATTACAATCAATCCACCAACTGCTGCAATGGAGGAATTCAGAGCATTAGGTGTTGCAACTATGAGATTTGATTCTGTTATAGCAAATGGTACTATTGGTATAGGAACTACCAATGCTATTACAGGAATCGATACAACAGGTATTCTGATAGGAGATAGAGTAAGATTAGAGAATGGTTATGATGATATCTATTCTAACTTTATTGCAACTGATACTTATGTAACAAGTATTGGTATAGGAACGATTTATATACAAGATGAAACATTCAATGCAGGTGCTGCAACTTCATCCTTTGAGTTTGGTATTGATAAATGTGGTATTATTACAGGAATTGCTGTTACCTACGGTGGTGGTGGATATTTAGAACCACCAGGTGTTACTATACAAAATGATGTAAGTGTTAAGAATTATCATGAAATTGTAGCAGGTGTTATTACAGCAACTGGTGCTGCACATATTAATGACGCAGGAAATGTTACTGACATATGGATAACTGATTCTGGTGCTAAGTATGTTGAAGGAGAAGGTAGTCCAACTCCTTGGATAACTATTTCTGCTCCATCTATGGATTCTACAGGAGATTATAGATTTAATGAGATAGTTACAGGAGCAACTAGTGGAGCTAGTGGAAGAGTAAGATCTTGGAGTTCTGTATCTAATGAATTGGAAATTGCATCAGTTAGTGGAACATTCCTCAACGGAGAGAAAGTTATAGGATCAAGTTCAGGTGCTTCTCATGCATTAAGAAAGACTGATACTATGCCAGATAGTGATGAATTTGCGGATAATTTTGATATAGAAACGGAAGCAGATAAGATTTTAGACTTCTCAGAAACCAATCCATTCGGTATTCCCTAAATAATATACCAGGACTATAACAATGTTTGAGTATTTTTATAACGAAATTCTGAGGAGGACAATCATTTCCTTTGGTACTCTGTTTAATGGGATAACCGTTAAGCAGGAGAATTCTACTATCAAAGTGCCATTGGCATATGGTCCTACCCAAAAGTTCTTGGCAAGATTAGAACAATCACCTGATCTTAATAAGTCCACTGCGATGACATTACCTAGAATGTCGTTTGAGTTTACTGGTCTTACATATGATCCATCAAGAAAGGTTACAACAACACAAAGATATACTGTAAAAGATCCAGTTGATGGTAAAGAAACATCTAAAGTTTTTATGCCTGTACCATATAATATGCAATTTGAGCTTGCTATTATGTGTAAGTTAAATGATGATGCATTACAAATTACAGAACAAATATTACCATATTTCCAACCAGCATATAACGTAACAGTAAATTTGGTTGGTTCTATTAACGAGAAAAGAGATATTCCGATTATATTAGAAAATATTACAATGCAGGATGATTATGAAGGAGACTTTACTCAAAGAAGAGTACTTCTTTATACTTTAAGATTTACTGCTAAGACTTACATGTTTGGTCCTGTTACCTCTGCTACAAAGGACATCATCAAGAAGTCTACTGTTACATATCTATCTGGATCAGACAGATCTACTGCACATAGAGATGTTACTTACTCAGTTAAACCAAGAGCAGTTAAGAATTACACGGGTAATGTTGCTATCATAGCAAACCTTGCAAATGATATTTCTCTATCAGATACTAAGATTACAGTTGAGGATTCTTCTCAGATAACTATTCCATCAAGTGGTAAGTTATATGCAGATCTTGGTGGTGAAGAGATATGGATTAAATCTAAGGATGGTAACGACTTAACTATAGAAAGAGGTCAAGATAATACATCTGCAGTTGGTCACCTAAGAGGAGATCCTATTAAGTCTATTACTGAGGCAGATAGCGTTCTTATTGAAGAAGGTGATGACTTCGGATTTGATGGGAGTACATTCTAATGAAACAACTTGATAAAGCATTTAATATTACTCCCGAAGTAGTTAAGGAAGAACCAAAACCTGTTGGTATACAAAAACCAGATAGGTTAACTAAGAATGATGTTGAGAAAGATTATGACTATACAAGAGGTAATCTCTATAGTATCATTGAGAAAGGTCAAGAAGCAATTGATGGTATTCTAGAACTTGCTCAAGAAACTGAGCAACCAAGAGCATATGAAGTTGCAGGACAACTTATTAAGAGTGTATCTGATGCAACTGATAAGTTAATGGATCTTCAGAAAAAACTGAAGGATGTTGAGGAAGAAAAGACCAAAACAACTAATGTTACTAACAATGCATTATTTGTTGGGTCTACTGCCGATTTAGCTAAGTTAATTAAACAGCAAAATCAATGAAGAATTATTCTCAATTTATGGAGGAAACTAAATCTAAAGATTGTCCTCCTGGTAAATACTTTTGTTTCACTAAGAAAAAGTGTATGCCTATTCCTAAAGGATATTATGTTGGTGCGAGAGGAAGGTTAGCACACGAACCAGAGGACGGAGACAATGACAACGGAAATGGCAGTGATAATGGTGTGGACAGTGGTAATGGCAATGGCCATAGTAATGGTGGTGGGAACGGTCATGGGTCTAATGGAGGAGGATCATGAAGATTAATTTACCCCTTAAAATAGAAATTCCAAATACACAGGCAGAATTTGAGTTAGGTCTGATGTTTAGGGAAAGTCTAGAAGAAGATACTGGAATGCTTTTTGCATTTGCAGAGAATGGTGAACACTCTTTTCATATGAGACATACTACTATTCCTCTTGATATTGCATTTATTACTGAAGAAGGAGTTATAGAAAGTATTAAAGAATTAGAACCATTAAGATCTTCTCCTGTTTATCCTGATGGTAATATTCGTTATGCATTGGAAGTAAATAGAGGATGGTTTGCTGAGAATAATGTTAATGTGGGAGATAATGTTTTTGTAGATGATTGGAGAAATGATTATAAACCAACAGAAATTGAATCAATTGATCTAATTACACCAGAACCATTAAGACCATCACCAAGCATACTTGATGAATCAACAAGAATACCAACTGAGATAGGTAATCTTATTGATGTTTATTTGGCATGGAGAGGAAGAAACTATATGATTAAGATGTTCTTTCCACAAGTATCAAAACCCTCTAAAGCAGAGGTTGTAAAACAAATACACAAGGTATATCCAGGATCTAAAGTATGGAATTATGAAAGATGCGACTATGTTCCTGGCCAACCTTATTTGCGAATAGGTAGTTAATTAACATTCTTTATTATGAAAAGAGACGAAATATACTTAGGTAATCCCAATCTAAAACGGGCAAATACCCCAATCGAATTTACTCAAGAACAGATTCTTGAGTTTATGGCATGTAGGGAAGATCCTGTTTACTTTGCACAGAAGCACGTCAAGATTGTTACTCTTGATAAAGGTTTAATGCCATTTGAACCTTATGATTTTCAACAAAAATTGATTGAGAACTTTCATGGAAATAGATTTAATATTTGTAAGATGCCTCGTCAGACAGGTAAATCTACAACTGTTATATCATATCTCTTGCATTATCTCCTTTTTAATGATAGTGTAAATATTGGTATTCTTGCTAACAAGGCAGCAACCGCAAGGGAACTTCTTGGCAGACTACAAACTGCATATGAGAATGTTCCCAAGTGGATGCAACAAGGTGTATTGGCATGGAATAGAGGTTCATTAGAGTTAGAAAATGGTTCCAAAATCTTGGCTGCTTCGACATCTGCCTCAGCTGTTCGAGGAATGTCATTCAATATCTTGTTTTTGGACGAGTTTGCATTCGTTCCAAATCATATTGCTGATTCGTTTTTTGCCTCTGTTTATCCTACTATTACTTCTGGTAAGTCTACTAAGGTCATTATCGTCTCGACCCCCCACGGAATGAATCACTTCTACCGCATGTGGCACGATGCGGAAAGAAGTAAAAACGAATATGTTCCTACTGATGTTCATTGGTCAGAAGTTCCTGGTAGGGATGCTAAATGGAAAGCACAAACAATTGCAAACACCTCAGACCAACAGTTTAGAGTTGAGTTTGAGTGTGAGTTCTTAGGATCTGTTGATACTCTTATTGCTCCTAGTAAATTAAGGACAATGATTTATCAAGCACCAGAAAAGAGAAATGCTGGACTTGATGTATATGTTGATCCAGTTAAAGGACATGAATATGCTATTACCGTTGACGTAGCAAGAGGAGTAGCAAAGGATTATTCTGCATTTGTAGTCATTGATATTACAGAGTTTCCTCATTCAGTTGTAGCAAAGTATAGGAATAATGAAATTAAACCTATGATATTTCCAAGTATTATTGAGGAAGTTGGGAGAAGTTATAATAATGCTTTTGTTTTATGTGAAGTAAATGATGTTGGGGATCAAGTAGCATCTATATTAAATTTTGATATGGAGTATGAAAACCTTCTTATGTGTTCCATGAGAGGAAGAGCAGGGCAAGTTGTTGGTCAGGGATTCTCAGGTAAGAAGACACAACTTGGTGTTAAGATGTCAAAAACTGTTAAGAAGGTTGGTGCTCTTAACTTAAAAACTTTAATAGAGGAGGATAAACTTCTTTCATGTGATTATGAGATTATGAGTGAACTGACCACATTCATTCAGAAAAACAACTCATTTGAGGCAGAAGATGGTTGTAATGATGACCTTGCTATGTGTCTTGTCATATATGCATGGCTAGTAGCCCAAGATTACTTTAAGGAACTTACAGATCAAGATGTAAGAAAGAGATTATACGAAGAACAAAAAAATCAAATAGAACAAGACATGGCTCCGTTTGGTTTTATGGATGATGGTATGGGTGAAGATACCTTTGTAGATGCTGAAGGGGATCAATGGTTTAAGGCAGATGAGTATGGTGATCGTTCATATATGTGGGAGTATAGGTAGTATTGTTCATGCACTGTTTATAGCAGTCGTAAATCAATATTTTGATAAATATTTTCAGATTAACTGAGACTCGGAGAACAAAAACATGGCGACTCCTCAATTATCTCCTGGAGTACTGGTAAGGGAGGTTGACTTAACAGTAGGAAGAGCTGATAATGTATTGGATAACATCGGTGCAATTGCGGGACCATTCCCAATTGGACCAGTAAATGACCCAATTGATATAACCACAGAACAAGATCTTATCAATGTATTTGGTAAGCCCATCTCAACAGATGCTCAATATGAGTACTGGATGAGTGCAGCATCCTACCTTTCATATGGTGGAGTTCTAAAAGTAACCAGAGCAGCAGGTTCTACACTTGCAAACTCTAATGCTGGTGCTGGTAGTGCAAATGCAACCATGACTGGTGCAGCAAGAATTGACAACTATGACGATTATACAAATAATCATCAAGATACCGATAATTCTTTTGTATATGCTGCAAAGAACTCTGGTACATGGGCAGATGGATTAAAAGTTTGCTTTATTGATGATAAAGCAGATCAAACTGTAACTTTATCCGCAATACCAACTGGTACTGCTGTTGGACAGGGTGTCTCAGTTTCATTACCAAATAACACAGTAATTCCTGGTACAGGAAGCACATCTGAGTTTAGTGGATATATTAAAGGTATTGTTACTGGTATCGATGCTGGTACAAAGAAACTTGATGTTAAGATTACATCAAGAGTAGATACTGATGGCAATGAAACAGCAATCGATTATGCAGAAGGAACTAAGTATGCATCATTAACAACTGGTGCTGGATTTAATACACTAACTGTTATTAGTTCTGCAGGTGCTATTGTTGGAACAACTGCAACTATCAATGCATCGGTTGACTGGTATAACCAGCAGACTCTTGGGTTAACAAACTCAACAATTTACTGGAAGCAAATTGCTCCAAAACCTTCTACTAACGTTTATGTTTCAGATAGACAAGGTAAAGGTGATGGTCTACACGTCGTTGTAGTTGATGACAAAGGAACAATTAGTGGAATAAAAGGAAATATTTTAGAGAAGCATGTAGGTATCTCTAAAGCAAAAGATGCAGTTTCTTCTGTAAATGCACCACAAAAGATCTGGTACAATCAGTTCTTGGCAGATTACTCAGCAAATATCTATGCTGGTAAGAACCCATCAAGTGCTGCTGATGCATATTGGGGATCAACTCCAACATCAACTGGATTCTCTTCTGGTTGGACTAAAGTTACTGATGCTGGTGGTCTTTGGGGACAAGATGCTCAAGGTGTTAAGTTTAGTGCTCTAGGTAATGTAGTTTACACATTCTCTGGTGGTGCTGACTATAATGCTACTGGTGGAATGAAGGCAGAACTTGCAGATCAGATAACAGCATATAATAAGTTTAGTAATAAGGATGAAGTCGCAGTAGACTTCTTAATCATGGGTCCAGGATGTGATACACAGGCAGAGTCACAAGCAAAAGCAAATTCTCTAATTTCTATTGCTAATCTTAGAAAAGATTGTGTGGCAACTGTTGGACCACATAGAGGAGACATTGTTGGATTAACCAACACTGATACTCAGACTGATAACCTGATTGAATACTTCTCACCACTCGCATCTTCTTCTTATGCAGTATTTGACAGTGGTTATAAGTATACTTACGACAGATTTAATAATAAGTTCCGTTACATTCCAACTAATGCGGATGTTGCTGGTCTAATGTGTCGTACAGGAATCAATGCTTATCCTTGGTTCTCACCTGCTGGACAACAGCGTGGTATTATAAACAATGCAATTAAACTTGCATATAATCCAAGTAAAGCACAGAGAGATCAACTCTATCCAATGAGGATTAACTCAGTTATAACACAACCAGGAATTGGTACTCTATTATTTGGAGATAAGACTGGTCTAGGTTATGCATCTGCTTTCGATAGAATCAATGTTCGTCGTCTGTTCTTAACAGTTGAGCAAGCATTACAGAAAGCAGCAGAAGCTCAACTCTTCGAGTTGAACGATGAGCTCACAAGAGCAAACTTTAAGAACATCGTAGAACCTTATCTACGTGACATTCAGGCAAAGAGAGGTCTTTATGGATTCCTCGTTATTTGTGATACTACAAATAACACACCTGATGTCATTGATAATAATGAATTCCGAGCAGACATCTTCCTGAAGCCTGCCAAGTCAATCAACTATGTTACTCTTACCTTTGTTGCTACACGTACTGGTGTTAGCTTCGAGGAAGTAGCAGGTCGAGTTTAATAACATTATCTAAATAAACACAGGAGGATCAAAAACAATGGCCAAGACAAGAGAAAACAAAACTATTTCTCAATTTAAGGGTGCTCTCATCGGTGGCGGTGCAAGACCTAATCTGTTCGAGGTAGAGTTAACTACTCTACCTGCAGGGATACAGTGGAATGCAGACAGCTTTAGATATATGTGTAAAGCTGCATCATTACCTGCTTCTAATATAGCAGCAATTGATGTTCCATTTAGAGGTCGTATTTTCAAGGTTGCTGGAGACAGAACATTTGATACATGGACTGTAACTATCATCAACGACGAAGGATTTATCCTTAGAACTGCGATGGAAGAGTGGATGAATCAAATTTCTAAGTTAGAAAATAACTTGGGTGCTACTCAACCACAGTCTTATATGACTAATGCTAAGGTATTCCAACTTGGTAGAGGTTCTAAGACAAGCAGTGAAGATAACACTGGTGAGAAGAATACAGTTCTTAGAGAATACGAATTCGTTGATATTTTCCCAACGAATATATCTGCTATTGACTTATCTTACGAATCAAGCGATACTATAGAAGAATTCACAGTTGAATTCCAAGTTCAATCCTTCAGTCTTGCTGGAAACGGTCAAGCCGACTAGCATAAATAGTAAGAAGGAAAATTAAATAAATCATGGCTAAGCTATTTGGGTTCTCTATTGAGGACACAGAACCACTATCACCTAATGCGGTTTCCCCCGTCGCTCCTAATGATGAGGACGGGGTTGACCATTACATGAGTAGTGGTTTTTTTGGTTCTTATGTTGACTTAGAAGGTGTCTACCGAACTGAGTTTGAGTTAATTAAAAGATATAGAGAAATGGCACTTCATCCAGAAGCGGATAGTGCTATTGAAGATATTGTGAATGAAGCAGTTGTTTCAGACTCAAATGATGTTCCTGTAGAAATAGAACTTTCCAATCTTAATGCTAGTGATGGTATTAAGAAGAAAATAAGATCAGAATTTAAGTATATTCTTGATCTTTTAGACTTTGGTAAAAAATCTCACGAAATTTATCGTAACTGGTATATTGATGGAAGGATTTATTACCATAAGGTTATTGACTTAAAGAGACCACAAGATGGCATCCTGGATTTGCGTTATATTGACGCAATGAAGATGCGTTATGTTAGACAAGAGAAGAAGCAAGAAAAGGATAAGTACTTTAATATGAATAATAGATCTGGTGATAATCCAATGGATTATAAGTGGCCAGAGTTAGAAGAGTACTTTATATACAATCCAAAGCAACAATATCCAACAGGAAATATAAATGCAACAGGTGCAAGTCAAGGAATTAAGCTAGCGAAAGATGCAGTAACATACTGTACATCAGGTTTAGTAGATAGAAATAAAGGAAATACCCTATCTTATTTGCACAAAGCAATCAAATCTATCAATCAGTTGAGAATGATTGAGGATTCTCTAGTAATATACAGACTATCTCGTGCTCCAGAAAGAAGAATTTTCTACATAGATGTAGGTAATTTACCTAAAGTAAAAGCAGAGCAATATCTCAGAGATGTGATGATGCGATATCGTAACAAACTTGTATACGACGCTCAAACAGGAGAAGTACGTGATGACAAAAAGTACATGGCGATGCTGGAAGATTTCTGGCTCCCTCGGAGAGAAGGAGGACGTGGTACTGAGATTTCTACTCTTCCAGGAGGTCAAAACCTGGGTGAGATCACGGACATCGAGTACTTCAAGAAAAAATTATACCGTTCCCTCAACGTACCTCCATCAAGAATGGACGGGGAAGGAGGATTTAACCTCGGAAGATCCTCAGAAATCTTAAGAGATGAACTTAAGTTTACTAAGTTTGTAGCACGTTTGAGAAAGAGATTCTCAAAAATGTTTGATGATATGCTTAAGACACAGTTAATTCTTAAGAACATATGCACCCCAGAAGACTGGGAAATTATGAGTGAACATATACAATATGACTTCTTATATGATAATCATTTCTCAGAACTTAAAGAATCTGAGTTATTAAATGAAAGAATTACTACAGTACAAGCAGCAGAACCATATGTTGGAACATATTTCTCCCAGGATTATGTAAGACGTAAGATTCTTAGACAAACTGATGAGGAGATTCTTGAACAGGATAAGTTAATAAAGAAGGAAATTAAGGATGGAACTATACCTGATCCATCAATTCCAGTAGATCCTGAGACTGGAATGCCATTAGATCAAAGTGCAGCAGGAATGGATCTAGGTGCTCCAGTTATGGAACCTAACCTTGATGGCACTAAGGATGGTGGTATGACTCAACTGCCCAAGGGTGGAGAGATATAAATATTAAGGATTAAACACATTATTTGGAAATTATTATGCCTGAAGTTACTAATGATGATTTAATGGATATGATTATTGCTGATGAATCACCATCTAATATAAGCGATAAGATTAAAGATATCCTATACGCAAAGTCTGCAGATAAGGTAGATGGACATCGACCTAATGTTGCTGGACAAACTTTTGATGCACAGGATGAAATTGAATCCGAAGAGTAGTGTTTATAAATAACTAAATAACTGGATTTTAGAGGGTTAGACAATGTTAATAAAAGTTTTAGATGAAGAAGGTAATTTATCTTCTGCTTCTAATGTTGACTTAGCTACTGTAGTACGGCTTTATAATGCCCATAGTGCTGCTGTTGTTATTACTAGAAAAACTTCTGGTGGTGCAACAATTGGTAGTTTAAGTGTTGGTACATTGGATACAGTCCTTTTGGAGAAAGATGCATCAGATACTCTAACTGCAGCATCTAATGGATCCAGTATGAAGGTTGTAAAGATCGCTTACGGTAACTAAAATGAAACTCATCAGAGAAGAAATTGAGTCAGTAAAATTTATTACTGAGAAATTAAAGTCTGGTAAACAGAACCTTTATATTGAAGGTATCTTTTTACAGGGTAACATCAAGAACCGTAATGGTAGAATGTATCCTATGGAAACTCTCCAAAGAGAAGTTGCCAGGTACAATGAATCCAATATAGTTTCAGGTAGAGCACTTGGAGAATTGGGACATCCCGATGGTCCGACTGTTAACCTTGATAGAGTATCCCATAAGATTGTTTCACTTAAAGAAAGTGGATCTAATTTTGTAGGTAAAGCAAAGATCCTGAATACACCAATGGGTCAAATTGCATCATCACTTATTAGTGAAGGTGTAAAATTAGGTGTATCATCTCGTGGTATTGGTTCTCTAAAACCAACCCGTGAAGGATTTAATGTTGTTGGAGATGACTTTATGTTAGCAACAGCAGCAGATATCGTAGCAGATCCTTCTGCACCCGATGCATTTGTTGAGGGAATTATGGAAGGAAAAGAGTGGATCTGGGAAGGAAACACCTTCAGAGAGAAACTTGCTGAAGATACAAGAAATAAGATCGAGTCTCTTACTGCCCAGAAAGTACTCGAAGAACATAAATTAGGTCTTTTCAATGAGTTTATTAACTCATTGTAAATACTGCATTTATAAATAAATATAGATTTTAACTTTTTACAGGAAATCGGAGAGAAACCCAATGTCTAGTGGCAAAGAATTACAAGAAATGGAAGTAGGCACTACACCCTCCAAAACTAAGGCTAATGCAAATGCATCACCTGGTGACGCTTTGCCAAAGGCTGGAAGTAACGCAGCAGGTGTATCTACTCCAGGAAACGACGCTAACGTCGAAGATCTAGGTGGTCCAACACCAGATAACTACAAACCAGATGATGATTCAGCAAAGCTGAAGACTCCTGGCAAAACCCTTAAGCAAGTTAAGGATGTAGTTAATAAGAAAGCAAGTGCTGGCGACAGTGCTGCTACTTCTGCCACTAAGGTATCCGTACCTGAAGAAGTTGAAGCAACTGAAGATGAAGTTGTCTCAGAAGAGGAAGTTACTACTGATGAAGTAGTAGCAGAAGAAGAGACTACTGAAGAAGAAGTTGTTGCTGAAGAAGAAACTACTGAAGAGCCAGTAGTTGCTGAAGCACCTGAGTATAACATCGAAGAAGATGTTAATGCTCTTGTAGAAGGTGAGGAACTTTCCGAAGACTTCAAGAACAAAGCAAAAACAATTCTTGAAGCAGCAATCAACGGTAAAGTTACTGCCATCGAAGAAGGTCTCAAGAAAGAGTACGAGGAAAAACTCGTTACTGAGGCTGAAGAGTTTAAGTCTGCTCTTAATGAGCGTGTAGACTCTTACCTAGAATATGTGGCTGAAGAGTGGTTCACTGAGAATCAACTCGCAGTAGAGGGCGGTCTTAAGGAAGAACTTACAGAATCCTTTATGACTGGTCTAAAAGGTCTTTTTGAAGAACATTATGTATCAATCCCTGAAGATAAGTATGATGTACTACAGAGTATGGTAGAAAAACTAGATGATATGGAATCCAAACTCAATGAGCAAATTGAGAAGAACGTTGGATTAAACAAGAGACTTGCTGAGTCTGTTGCCGACGGTATCCTTGAGTCTGTTTCTGATGGTCTTGCGGCCACCCAGAAGGAGAAGCTCGCCTCGCTTTCTGAAAGTGTAGAGTTTGAAAGTGAAACAGAATATCGTGAAAAGTTGGAAACCCTTAAGGAATCTTATTTCCCTAATAAAGGAGTACCAGCAGCTAAAACTGAGAGTCTATCAGAAGGAGTCGATAATGCACCTGAAACAGTTTCAGGTTCAATGGCTGGATATCTAAAAACACTCAATCAGTTTAGCAAATAACTGATTTTAATATTAAATCAAACGTAAACACTAACTTTTAATTAAAGCAAATGTTCCATTCAGAACAGTTGCAGGAAAAGTGGGCTCCCGTTCTTGAACATGAAGGTCTTGACAAAATTCAAGACAGTCATAAGAAAGCGGTTACCGCAGTCCTGCTCGAAAACCAAGAGAAATTCCAAAAAGAACAGAACGCATTCAGCGAGTCTGGTCTTTTAACAGAGCAACCAACCAACTCTACTGGTTCTAGTGTTGCTAACTTTGATCCTGTTCTAATCTCATTGATTAGACGTTCAATGCCTAACTTGATCGCATATGATCTTGCTGGTGTTCAGCCAATGTCTGGACCTACTGGTTTGATCTTCGCAATGCGTTCACGTTACAAGGATCAGTCTGGTACAGAAGCATTCTACAACGAAGCAGATTCAGCATTCTCAGGACAACCTGCAGGAAGCAATGTTGAAACTGGTTTCGTAGATGGTACAGTTGGTTTAGGTACAACATCACAGTCTGGATCTAATCCAGGTGCGTTGAACCCTTCAACTGCTACTACCCAGAAGGCATACGACGTTGGACAAGGTATGACCACTGCTCAGGCTGAAAAGCTTGATGGCACTGGTGCAGATGCCTTCAACGAAATGGCATTCAGCATCGAGAAAGTAACAGTTACTGCGAAATCTCGTGCGTTAAAGGCTGAGTACTCACTAGAGCTTGCTCAGGACTTGAAAGCAATCCACGGCTTAAATGCTGAAGCAGAACTTGCTAATATCCTCTCTACTGAAATCCTTGCTGAGATCAACAGAGAAGTTATTCGTACAATTTACAAGTCTGCTGAAACTGGTGCTGCTACAAACACAGCAACTGCTGGAGAGTTCGATCTAGACATCGACTCAAATGGTAGATGGTCAGTTGAGAAATTCAAGGGACTTATCTTCCAGATTGAAAGAGATGCTAACGCTATCGCACAGCAAACTCGTAGAGGAAAGGGTAACGTTATCCTAACATCTGCTGACGTTGCTTCTGCGTTAACAATGGCTGGTGTTCTTGATTACACACCTGCTCTTAATGCAAACCTTAACGTTGATGACACTGGCAATACATTTGCTGGAACACTTAACGGTAAGTACAAGGTATACATCGACCCTTATTCTGCAAACAGTGCTGCTAACCAGTACTACGTTGTTGGATACAAAGGTTCTTCACCTTACGATGCTGGTCTGTTCTACTGCCCATACGTTCCTCTACAGATGGTTCGTGCAGTTGGAGAGAATTCATTCCAGCCTAAGATCGGCTTTAAGACTCGTTACGGAATCGTTGCGAATCCATTTGCCGAAGGTACAACAGCTGGTCTTGGTACTATTGGTGTTAACAACAATAAGTACTACAGACGTGTTACTGTTAAGAACCTAATGTAAGCAAGACGCTTATATTTCAATTCGTAAAGGGATGTCGCTTGACATCCCTTTTTTTTATGCTATAGTAGGTAAGTAAACCGATTGGTCTTGAATTAGACCATGACCTTGGAGAAACATTATGATTGGCAAAAGAAAAGCCTGGGATTCTAATTTCACAATTAAGGATCTGGAAAAAGAAGGATTAACTGTAGAACATAATCCTTTTTACAAATTTCCTTTTTTAGCATTAAAGGGATTTCGTATGGAAGAGATAGACAAATTAATTTGTCCTCCATGCAATAGTCCAAGAGGATATAAAGAAATATTTACATCTAAACAAGAACCATTAGAAAGTTCATTACTTGAAGGTTGGTGGGTGCATTCCTGGTTAATACCACTATTAAAGGGAATGTATTTTGATAGAAGACATACTATTAAAACCCTACTAAAGCTTATTGCAGAAAGAAAATTAAGTATAAAATATGTTCCTGTTGCTGATTATGAACGTGTTTATGTCGATCATGAACCATTAATTTCATCATTTGACGATCTATCAATCATGACTATGATTGGAGTAGCTGCAAACGTAGCAAAATCAGATGATGATGCAAAAACTGATCATTTCGTTAATTCTATTGTCGCAATTATTGACAGAGAATATGAACTCATAGGTGATCCTGAATTAAAGACAAAGGGATTTATTAGAAAATTACTTACTTACATGGGTGCATACAGACGTTTTTCTGATGTAAAAGGACATGTATCTACTGCAATTACTGACAAAATTTATAATACTGTTAACGGCAATACACAAACGGTTGTTGGTAAACTTACTTTTAATGTAGAAAAAGATAATGTAGATTCTTTTATGCAGAAAAGTGATGAGTGGGATTTTCACAATAGACAGGATGATGAATATGAGTATCGTAAATATGCTATTGATACCATAAAGGATCACTACAGATTAGTTGCTGATAAAATTATGCAACAAGTTTATACTTTTGATAATCTATCCAGGAAAAATTCAAATGATCCTCATAGAACATTAAAAGTTTTAATATTCTGTGAGCAATCATCAAAATTTAATGCATCTCATGCAGAAAATATTGAAAAAGCTAGAGACAAATTTATAAACTGGTTTAATGATTCTTACTATAATGGTAATAGATGTATTACTAATAAATTCAAGGAATCATTCGGAAAATATTATGATCAGAATGTAAGATCATTAAGTGAATATAAACTTGAAATTTATTGGTTACCTCAAATCGAAGATGAAGATCCAAATAAAGCAATACCAGTAAATTTTGATTTAGATGGTTTACGAGACATTACTCGTTTTAACAAATTAAATGAAGAATTTGGAACAGGAGAGGGTTAATACCCTCTCTTTTTTTGTCTAAATATAAGTAGTCTAAAAATGTATCATGAGTCGTCAAGAATTTAAGTTGAAAATACTGCAACGGTTTGAGGATGCTTTAGAAGTGAGACTTGCAGGAATAAAAGCAGCAAAAGCAAAACTTGAAGAACAAATATCTAGAGATAACTAATGGCAATTAGAAATTCACCAGCACCAAGACCAGGAACTCCTATAGAAAATAGGAATTTCTTATCTCCTGTTGGGTTTAAGTTTGCACTTAAGAGAAGTCCTAAAACTGCTTTCTTCTGCAATCAAGCAAACATACCTGATATAACATTAGGAATAGCAGAACAACCAAGTTATCTTAAGGATATTCCTATACCAGGAGATAAAATTTCTTTTGGTGATCTTAACTTAAGGTTCCTTGTTGATGAAGATCTTGGTAATTATATGGAGATTCAGAAATGGATTCGTGGATTAGGTTTCCCTGAAGCAATTAAAGAATTTACTGAACTAGAAAAACAGGATTATTTGTTTGGTGCTGCAAAGTATTCACAGAGAGGAGATCAAATATATTCAGATGGTACATTACAAATCCTTAGTAGTAATCTAGTACCAAGATTTCAAGTAGTATTTGATGATCTATTTCCATATAGTTTATCAACAATGTCATTCGATGCAACTGATACGGACATCGAGTACTTTACAGCAGACGTATCTTTCAAGTATACTATATACAAACTAACCGATTTAGAAGGCAATTCTTTATGAGTGTAACTCTTGATAAACTTCAAGAGATGTGGGAAAAAGACGCAAAGATCGATAGAGATAATCTACACGAAGAATCATTGAACATCCCATCTCTTCATGCAAAGTATTTTGATTTATATAATACAATCTTCTTATTAAGAAAGAAAGCAGA